TGTTGATCGTGGTGTTCAGGGCTGTGATCGCAGCCTGCACGAACGCCGTGGTGGACAGCTGCGTGGTGTTAGTGCCCGCCGCTGCGGTCGGCCCTGTTGGCGTACCGGTGAGCGCCGGGCTGGCCAGAGGCGCTTTAAGTCCCAGCAGGTTGCTCATGGTGGTGGCGAAGTTTGGATCGTTACCCAGCGCCGTTGCCAGCTCGTTCAGGGTATCCAGGGTTCCCGGTGCGGAATCCACCAGGGCTGCCAGCGCCGCCTTCACAAATGCTGTGGTGGCGATCTGGGTGTTATTGACCGTCTGCGCTGCGGTCGGCGCGGTCGGCGTGCCGGTGAGGGCCGGGCTTGCCAGCGGCGCTTTGAGTGCCAGCAAATCGGTGAGTGTGGTGTAGAACGCAGGATCATTGTTGATAGCAGCTGCTATTTTTTTCAGCGTATTCAGCGCTGTTGGTGCGCTGTCAACTATCGAGGCTATAGCTCGCTTAACTGCCAGAGAAGTGGCCGCAACATCCTCGTCGGTCTTATCGATCTCTGAGCTGAATTCGATACCAACCCGGCGGACTTTACGCCCTGAGAGGTCAATCATCGCTGCAGTCAGCTGTGTAGCTCCGGCGGGGATCCTGACCTTACAAATTTCCAGTTGATTAGTGGCTAACGTTGCATTGATATCCAGTAAAACGATTTCTGCTGCCTGGATGGTAGAATCACTGTTTACCTGGTACGTTTCCACGCCAATACCATACATTGCCTGCAGCGCAACAATTTTGTTAGTCCCGGCGGTTAACGCAACGGTCAGATCGGACTGATGGCGCACCGATATCTGGTACATACCAAAGTCCAGGGAGGCAGTGCCAGTCTGGTCTGTTGCAGACAACGACGTAATTTTCAGATTCAGTCCTGCGCCGGGCACTGGATAGAAACCAGAGTAAATCCCCGGGAACAGAATGCCCCGAAGCTTGCGGTTCATGGCCCCAGACGCATACGGCTCCCGAAATTGAATATCGGCCACCAGCTTTAGCGTTGCAGCATCCGGGTATGATTTAGCGATAACAACGGTCATGAGCTGCGCTCCTGTCGTGTGGTAATGGCTTGTTTACGCATGGTCATCACTCCCGGAGACATCGAGCTCCATCAACCCCGTGTATCCCTTTCCGACATACAAAGAGTCCTCCTGCACGCACATTACGGCGCAGGCTTTCATTTCGTTATCAAGGATCACCAACGTATTGAAGGTGTAAGAGCGGTCCGGGTCGAGCTGCGTCGGGTCCAGGTCTGCGCGAATGAGAATGATGCCGTTGTTGTAAGACAGGGTTGGAACAACTGTGCAAAACGGCGTTAAGAGATCCCCTATTTTAAAATCAGGGGGAATGGCGGCGATGTCATATCGACCGGCGCTATTTTTTGTGACAAGCGAACTTGTGCCAAATACGGCTTTTGAAATAACAAAGCGGCTGCCCTGCCCTATCGATGACGCGGCCTGTCGGTCGAAGTAGTAGTCCAGCATTTTGGCTTTATAAAGTGTCTTTGAGACATCAACCATCGTGAATTTCTCCGGCGGAAACATAGGCAATTTCCGCATGGTAGAGATTGTATGATAGCTGTGTAAATATTTAGTGTTTGTTGGTGTGGTGGGAAGTTAATGCGAGAGAAAAGGCCTGCTTACCAGCGGCGGCAGGCCATATTAAAAACAGTTAAATCCCTTGAGTGACCTCGTCAATATCCATCATCATGTCGAACGGGAGATCGTCAAACCGGGGCGTCCATACAAATGTTGCTGCTGACTCAGCTGCTACCTCTTGTTTGACCTGGAGGTGTGCGTCAGCGGCGTAAGCCCGCCCGGCATCAAAGCGTAATATTCCAACGGTATCAGTAATGGATTTTAATATTGGCACTGAATTGAGTTCAGCATCAATATTCACATCTATCAGCAGCTGCATGCCATCAAAGACAATATGCAATGGCAACAATGGCGCGACGACTTGTTTAAATTTCGTCAATGCCTCAGCTGTAACTTTATCCTGCGTCAGTTCACCCGTTTCATCCTGAGCAATTAGCGCCGCCAGGTCATTTATCGAAATGCTGATCACACCACGCGAGGTCATGAACATTTCACCATAAGCATCACCGAATTTTTCCAGTGTTTCGGCGCTGACTAATATGCTTCCGTATGGGTAGCGGGATACATTAACCGGGGCGTATAGAGGCTGCCAGCTTATCGGAATGCCGTTAAATTCACGGTAGAATGTCTGTGTGATCGGTCGGGTGGAGCCTTTAAAATGCACTTCGTCAAGACGCTGCATGAGGAGCATTGGCACACTGGACGCATCTGAGGAGCGGATGGTAAAAAATGAACCCAGTTCGTTGACGCGGGTTTCAATATCCTCCTCTGCCATTGTAAAAATGGACCGCCTGGCGCTGATGCGCGCAAGGACAGGATCGACGTGCTGGGAGATTATTTTCTGCAAAATCTCTGCGAGCCCGTTCCACATTCCCGAGCTTTTTTTATTGTCTGTAAGTTGTTTCTTTAGCCAGTCCGACATGTTTATTCCTCAAAGCTGATATTAAAAATAGAATCTGTTATATCGAGGTAAACAAAATCAAAGTAACCGTTTGACTCATGCCAGTTAGAATATTCAAGTGAAAAGTCTTCAAAGTAATTAAGGCTCTCTATAAATGCCCAGAGATCCTTTTTTTTGATAAGACGATATTCACCCACGCTGGTAGGGTCGAAAAAGTTCGCGTTTCGTCCAAAGCGCGCTTCCAGTGACGTTTTCAACGAACTCACAACCGCAGCAGTGGTTAGACTGGCTGAGATTGTACCTGTCACCGTAATCATGAATGGAAGCTCATTGATAGGGACGTACTGAAATCGCTTATTTAACTCATTCGGGATCTTACTCAGCGCACCTAATACCAACGCCTCAAGCTCTGCCTGGTTGTAAAGCGGATGGTAGCCGCTGATGAATATTTTGTTAATGAAGTTGAAGTTACGTGCGCCGACAATTTTTTCCTGCTCAGCTTCCCCCCAGGCTTTGAACCAACTCGTGCCAGGTACGTTTCTTTTCAGGTAGAAGGTGTAATCACCGCCCCACGCTACCTGATCATCGTATGCGGTCTGGTACTTCGCGCGCTGACGTGTGATCTCGATTTCTTCAGCAATCGTACCGCCCGTAATGGACGTCGCCGTTTCTGCTGCAATGCTTTCACCGAGATAGGCGCTATTATCGCTGGGCGTAAGTGTTTGCCCGGCCAGAAGAGTGGTGTCTCCATTTGTACACCAGACGCGTAATTTTACCGTAGAGTCCACCGGAGGGATGCGCCCGATCGTACCGTCTCCGAAGCGTACGCCAATCTGGTCATTCGAGTTGTAAAAGAGCACATAGCAATTGCTGGTATTTGATGCCAGGCGGAATGCTTTGGTTTCTGTCCAGACGGTATCTTTTCCGCCTTCTGTAACGATAACGTCGATTTTATGACATACAGCAGTAAGGTCTTTCGATAAGGGGAGCTCCATGAACTGTTTCGCGGTGCTGATAGTCTGCCTGACCGTAACGATCTCCATCTGAGTGACAGAAATCGTGGCGTTTTCACCAGCTTTCAGATCCAGATATTCCATGGCCAGATACGGAAGCTCGTCATCGGAGATAAATGATGAATACTGCGGTACGCTGACCAGTGAAGAGGTAATATTGGATATCTTTGCTTTGCCTGTCGAGGGTGATGGTCGATCCCCTATGTAACCCCTGTCTTCTGCCGCGGCGAGGATAGATGACCGGTTTGCCGCAGTCGAAATGAACCCTTCGGCCAGTGCTGAAGCGGCGAACTGGTAACAGCGATAGCAGAGCTGCGAAAGATAAGTCGAAAGCATGGCAATAAACTGGCTGCCGACGAACGTTGACCACCAGCTATTTTTTTCTGCCAGCGCGGTAATTTCTTCTCTGATCTCTTCTTGTGATGTGGTTTTCATTATTACGCTGCAAGCTCCGTATTAATATCTGCTGACATAAAGCCGGTTTTACTCGATATAACTGCTGAAATTACGCCTTGCTTGATGCCGATTTTTATAACCAGAAGGTCGATCTCTTTTTCGAAAATGCTGACACTGCGAATATTCATTTCAGTCAAATCGCTTCGAAGTTTCGCCAGCAATCGGTTTTCCATCGCTGTCTGTATATGGCTCTTTCCCGTAGGCTCATGCTTAAATTCGGGCAGAATATTGCCCCATCCGGGATTACCCCAGATGGTGCCAAGAGGTGTATTTAACCACTCGCGAAAGCGTTCCCCGAGCGCGGTCACCTCGCTACTGTAGGTTTTTACCCCATCCGTGCTGAGCGTCAGTAAGTGGTCAATTTCCCGCATGTGCGATTTCCCCGATGCAAAACGTGCCTGAGTCCATATTAATTAATGTTTAGTGTCTATGATTACAGCTTTTGCTCACCTATTTTCCGTTAACCTCAGTTTTTAGCCATCTCCTGCATTGCGGGGTCACTTACTTCCAGTGGTATTGAGCCGCGCGGTTGCGGCTGTGCTGTTGCCGGTGTGTTTGGCGCTTGCTTACTGGCCGCGTTGGCGGTGTCTTCAGTGTGGCCCGCTATCTTTTTGAGCCAACCGTTGATATCCGAAAGTAGCTTCTGTGAGGCGGAATCCAGTGACACGCTCTTGTCGTTTAACGTGACAGCAGGTTTAACCTGCGATGCGCTGTAATCAGTAATCACCGTTGGTTTGGCCGGGATCTGTGCCAGCGGTGTTTTTGGGCTGACGGTAGCTGCGCGGCCAACCATGTCACCGCGAACAATCGGCGTGCCGTCAGCTTCGACGCCTATCTGTCCGACAGCTGCGCGAACCTGCGCTGCGGCGCGTGACGCAATGGTAGCCTTAAGCCCAGCAACGGCACTCCCCTCCCCCGTTGCAACCTGATGGCGCATGCCCTCGGCGTCACGCAGCTTGTCTCCGCCCAGGGTATCAGTAACCCATCCGGCGACTTCCCCATAAACCGTATCCTGATCGAGCTGGTCTGATGGCAACTGCGCGCGTCGGTAAATTTCGCCGTTGGCATCCCTTGCGTAATCGCCCGGCGGTACCGGGCGCAGGGTTTTTTGTGACTCGGGCTGCGATCGGGCTGCGAGGGTACCGGCACTAACCTGGTGCCGCATACCTTCGGCCTTTTGGATTTTCTCCCCACCCAGCTGCTCAATACTCAGATCTGACAGAGGTGTTCCATCTGTCGGGAGTTCTGCTTTGCGATAGGTTTGGCCGTTATCGGTGAAGGTGTGGCCGGTATCAGCTCCTGACTGGCGGGCCTCAGTCGTTACCGGAACAATCGGAGTAGACAGCGCGACAGGAGGCACCGCGTTCCCCGTTACAGCCTCCTGGCCGCGCTCAGCGCTGAACGCTGAGTTGTAAGTATGGAATTTCGCGATGTAATCGCGAGTTTCCTCGGGCATGTTCTCCATGCCTTTTTTCTGAAGATTGCCGATGCCCCAGTTATACGATGCAATGGCTTTATTCAGGTCGCCACCGTTATCCTTCAGCAGGTACTTCATATACCGGCTGGCAGCATCTGATGCTTTTACCGGGTCGAATACATCCCGCCCACTCAGGCCCAGGTCGCTGGCGGTAGTGTCTACCAGCTGGAACATGCCCTTTGCAGTGCCATATTTCGTTTCCGGGCCAACTGCATTGGGATTGCCTGAAGACTCAATCGTGGCGATGGTGCGCAGTGTATTCGCCGGAAGGCCGTCTCGCGCTTCCAGCATTTTAAAATGCTCATCGAGAGCATCGAGGTTCTGGCGCCCTTCCTTCGTCAAAGCCTTTTCAAGCGGCGGTACTTTGCCGCTTTTGAGGCTGTAACTTCCATCTGCAAGGCCTTTAACAGTTTCGACCGGATGTTTCAGCAAATCCAGCAGGGCCGTAAATCCGGTCCTGACTTCCGTTGTGGTGTTAGTGGATCCTTTTTCGATGGCTGTAATCAGTTCGGCCTGATTGGCTTTGCTGGTTTCCTCAGTCTTTTTCTCTTCGCTGAAGTAGCCCTTAATTTTATCAAACGAGTCATTAAGATTAATGGCGATATCGGCTGTATTGTATTTCTCGACTGTATCGGCAACACCATCTAACCCCAGCCAACGCGCGCCCTTTCCAGCATATTCACTGGCGATATCACCCAGACCTCCCAGCGACAAGAGGCTGGCCGTCGCATAGGACGCCTTTTGCTGAGTGTTTATGCCTGAGGTGCCGAAGGTTTTCTTCTGTGCATCCTCGTCTGAATACCCCTCTCCGGCATCCCATAAAGCGCTTAGTACCGTACCGATGCCAGTAAATTTAAGTGCCGATTTGAGCGCGGTTTTTACCCCAAATTTTTTAACACCGGCTTCTGCAACTTCAGCTGCGCCCTTTTTGACGGCTTTCTTGCCAGCTTCTTCAGCACCCTCTTTTGCGGCTTTTTGCGAGCCTTTTTCAGCCCCCTGGCCGGTGCCAGTTTTTACCTTCTCATGTGCTTCAGGCTTTGTTTTGTTGCTAACTTCCTTCGCTGCCCCCTCTTTTACGGGGCCTTTTTTATTATTCTTTTTCCCTTCTGCTTCTGGCGTTGTTTTGCCAACTTTTGGTTTGCGACGAATACGATCGTAAATCGTTTTTGCGCCACCCAGCACAGCAGCGCCACCAGCAAAAAGCGCGCCTTTGCCCCATTTACCTAATCCTTTGGTCAGTCCGGCCAGCGCGGTCCCCCCAAGGAGTGACGACATGATGCCGCCGCCGGATTTTTTCCCGTTCGCTTTAATCAGCTGGTCCAGGCGATCGATGATCTCCTCATCGCCTTCCTTGATGGCAGCCGTCTGCTCTTTTATGCTGCGCTCCTGCTCACGGGCCATATTGCGCGCGAGAGCATCTTGTGACGTTTGCTGTCGGGAACGGCGTGCCCGGACTGGCTGCCCTGTTGGGATGCCAGTTGTCTGTCCTGGTTCGTGGATCCCGGTAACTGGCAGCTCGCTTATACTGGTTACGTTCAGGGAGCTCACGCGTTTCGGTTTAACGCCTACTTTATCCCCACTTTCTTTGACCGCCGCCGCCGCGCCCTCCTTCGCTGCACTTTTGACTGTTTCTGCGACTGTTGCTTTCCCGTCTTCCCGGACCTGGTAGCCACCGGCGGCGCTTTCAACTGCCGGGTGAACCTCGCCATTCACAGGCATTGTTCTGTCTGTTTTAGCGGGACCGACAGCACCCTGAATTTCTTGATTCGTTTCATGGGGATGCAGGGGCATTACAGTGCTGGCGTATGGAGCTGTTGCAGCCTGATTTAGCTGCTCCCCGCGCGCCTGGTTGTGCTCTACATCTCTGCCTGGACGCTGTTCCTTATGGCGGGCCTGTACCTCTGATTTTGCAGGTGATTCACCCTGGGGCTGAGTATTCCGGGTGTTCTTCACTGCGCGTAATAAGGCATTGATGCCTGTGATTTTTAAGGCGAACTGTGCTGCAGCCGCGATCCCTTTTTTGCCTGCGACCGGTGTCTTGCGGTTCGTTGCGCCAGTCTTCCTCTTGCCCGCTTTAATCAGCTGATCCAGACGCTCGACTATCTCGCCATCGCCATCCCGGATGGCTGCTGCCTGCTCTTTTTCTCCCTGTTTATTCTTCCGCCCTGCATGGCGATTCTCACCTTCTTCTCCGGCTTGAGCATCAGCGCGTCGAAAACGCGACCAAAGCCCTTTCGGTGTTACTGATGGGTCTTTTTCTACATCGGAGAGTTGTTTAACTTTCCCTATCGCTTCGGTAACGCCGGTTACTGAGGACTTCCCTATGTCATAGATTTCTTTGCCGGAACGCCAGAATGTTGAGCCAACCGCTCTACCTGCCTGATCGACATTGTCGCTTTCAAGCGGATCAGAAATGCTTCTGGCCAGCTTGCTGATTAGACCTTCAGCTTTATCGAATGACCTGGTTTCAGATGCTGCCTGCCGTTTTTCATGGACGCTTTCAGCCGCTTGCTGGCTTTTGGATTTAAAGCGCCCCGATTCATCCCGTTCTTGCCCATTTCTGCTTTTTTCAAAGCCCTCTCGAGACGTATCGCCTGCTTTTCTGTAATAGTCTTTAGCATCAGCAACGGTTGTTATATTGATGGCGTTTTGTTGTGGTAATTGTGCCGAAGTCGCGCTGTCTTTTTTTGATGTGTTTTCGTTGTAATTGTCATGTGTTATTTGTGCCAAATTGGACACTTCAAGGGCTTCTTTAACCCGCCCACTCTGCTCCGCTTCGCTTTGTTGTTCTATTAGTGGTTTTTTGATGGTTTTTTTCTGTGTTTTTGATGCGATATTTTCAGCGTTACGACGATGAGCCATGACGGACCGGGAAACAGGTTCTTGCTCATTTCTACTTGAATCTGACGAAGGGTGGCCATCTTCGGCAACTGGCGGCGCTGCTAAATCCGTGTTAAGTGCCGGGTGCGGATCAAGTTTTTGACTGATCTCTGCCAGCGCGGCAAGCTCCTTATCACTGGCATTTTCGACAGCATCTATGACAGAGCTAAAATCTTGATATTTTTCCACGACACGTCCTATCGACCGGTTTTGAGTTTGTCATTCAGGGATGAGTTGAGCCGTTCGGCGCGCCACGTTGGCAGGCTGTCGATGCAACTCAATGGCTGCTCACCAAAAAGCGCCAGGTTGTTGGCTAAGGTCACCCAGCCATCCAGGTCCAAAGTTCGGAATAAAGTTTGAGTTCCGAAAGGGCACCCGCAGAGGCGTAGCGAATTGCTCTGCGGGCTCCTTATGCCGGGTTGCCGGGCAGGTATGAGGTGGAATTAGGAGTCCAGCAGATCCCTGCTGTACGTCAACCGGCAGGCCGTGACGCAGCGTGCGCTGAAGGTGTTTCACATGCGCCGTTAGTTTCAGGAATTCGTCGTCAGGGCGCATAGTTTTGAGGAGGTCGTACCGCTTCTGGGCGCGGGTTAAGTAGTCAGTTTCAATCTCGTCATTGAGCTCGCACTGCAGGACGATTTCCCAGAACCTGAGATCCATGAGAGCGGCTTTATACCCGGGCTCATCTTTTTCTGGTAGCGCAACGCGCATCCCCTCTATTAACTCCATGGCTTCACCGGTCAGATGCTGTATGCGCCATACCATTGGCTGGCCATGCACGGTGATACTCACGTCATCCAGAAACGCGGGACCATCAATAATTTCAATCGTGTCGGAAATGCTGCGCATATCAAGATCGTAATAATGCTCTTCACCGCAGTGATCACACCCATAGCTGAAGGTCATCATGGCATCGCTGCGGGAGTGTATGAATATCCACCACAGTGCGGTTACACGGTCCTGATTTGTCCAGAATTTGCTGCTGTAAACTTTTCCCAGCTGCAGCTGATCCAGATACTCAGTCGTGGCGGCTTCATCAGTGTCCTCATCCCGGCTGCTAAAGCTGATCGCATGGCCCACAGTAGGCATGCCGAAAGAGATGGTTCGGGTCATATCTGAGGGCAGATAAAACAGAGGAATATGCATATGTGCCTCAAAGTGAATAGCTAAATTTATCGAACAGGGAACGTTCATTCTCATTGATGAATGTCGAAACCTGCGTAAAGGTGAGGGGGAAGCTATGGAACTGGGCTACCGCATCGCGGTTGAGCATGATTTCGCCTCGTAGCGTAGGGAATACCGTCAGCTCTTTCTCAAGAAGGGTGGCGCCGGGGAGGAGCAGGTGGTAGATCCTGATGTTGAATGAATACTCCCACTGGTAGTTTACGGTGCCATCCAGATTTACCACTTTGCTTTTGGCCCCGTCGAACCAGCGGGCCACCAGCCCGTCTACAGAGTCACGCACGGTCATCGTAAGCGGGCCGGTTACCCGGCGGCTGGGCACATTGATTTCTCCGCCTCCGATCTGCATAGGATCCGTTTCAATGGAGAAATCGCTGTAGGTAATATCCCTGCAGAAAAAATCCGCCCCGGGCAGCCCGTCGATTTCCACGGCCCACTGCCAGCCCTGCGAGAACAGCATTTTCATGAGCATGCGTGAGGTGATTTTCCCCACAACACGATCGCTTACCCCTGTCCCATAAACAGCCGTTGCCAGCGCTGATCCGGCGTAGTTCCCGATTGAGCCGAGAATATCCATCAGTTACCGCCCGCGCCGTAGATTGTGAACCCTGGAAGAATGGCTCTGCGGGAGCTCATATCCAGTTCCAGATCGAGCTTGCGCTGATTCAGCGTGTTTTCGTCCGGGATGGTAGAGGTATCTACCTTGCCGGCAATAGAAACGCGGCGAATACGGTCATAATTGGGGATGGCGATCAGCGCCTCCAGATAGTTCGAAACAACACCCACAATCTCTGGCGGCACGATGCCAGTTTTGAGATCGAGATCAGCAAGGTTGGCGATGTAGGACACGGTTACCGGAGATTTCGTATTCCAGCTGTATTCCAGCGTGATATCCGTTCCGAAATCGTCGCTGTAAACCATGTCACCTTGCTTGTCACTGGCACCGATCAGCGCCAGAAAATCGGTGGGTTTAGGGATGTTGGTGGCGTTATCGGTAACCCGAATCTTCTGGATGTAGCCAGCCCGGTCCTGATAAGCCCGCAGCGCCTGCCTCAGAAGTGATTCTAGTTTTTCAGCTTCCCGGTGCAGCAGCGGTGTAAACCGGCTTTTGACGTCCTCCAGCAGCTCTATCGGTGACATGATTTTCCTCCGGCCATATAGATCCTCCCATGCTAAAAGTTGTAACGCACATAAATAAATATTTAGTGTTAACGGCGATGATGCAGCTGAAAAAAAACCGCCCGGAAGGGCGGTTTTGTGGTCTGGATGCTGGCCGGTGTTACAGGGCTAAGTTATCAGCCTCGTTATCCACCCAGTTATACGTGATGCGCAGGGAAGGGCGCACCAGCACGGTCACATCCTCAGTGGAAAGGTCGATCTGATCGCAGGCGATCTTACAATCCAGCATCTCGAATTTATGCGCCGATACCGCTTCACCGGAAAGCGATTCCGCCGCAGCCTGCAAAGTAATGTCCTGGTATTTTTTGTTGGCCACGACGTCCACAATCATTTTGCAGACATCGCCGGTGATGGTTTCCACGCATTGCACCTGGATCTCGCCGGAGTTGGTAAGTGGCCCGTACTGAGAGAACTTCATGCCGTTCGGCCCATAATCTTCGACGTCTTCACGCTGCATCATTGGGATCTGCGTGGTGCGCACCAGGACGCTTATATTCGGATATTCCGGGAAGTTCATGGAGAACTCGGTACCGCCAAGCTTCTCGCCTGCGGCCTTGTTCGATTCGTATTTCTTTTTCAGATAGCCTTTGCGGCCAATTGTATTCTGATGTCCTGGCATTTTGACCTCTTAGAGATAGATATTCGGTACGTCAGAGCGGTTAAGCGCAGACATCCCGGAGAGCTGAAGGGATACCGTGTTGCGAAGGAAGTAGCCCTCCCTGGTGCGCGGTGCATCCAGCTCTACATCGACGCTTTGTATAATGACGTCAGTAATCTTGATGCGCCGCCCCAAATCGAGCACGCAGGCATACGGGCGACGGCCACGCGGGGAGGTGTCATTCAGTTCCGGGCTGATCATGGCCTGCAATGCCATAATGGCCCCCTGAACTTCCACCGCCGCATCAACCCAGGCGTAAAAACTGAGGGGGAGGGTAAACGTTGGTGCTGTTCCACCTTCCCACACCTGCAGGCTGTTCCATCGCATAATCGATGTCTCATTCGTGGCGACCTGGCCGAGATTAGCGGTCGCGGACAGCCCGGCCAGTGAGCCAATATTGTCCATCGAAAGAGGCGTTTCCCAGTTAGAGGTGATATTCATCGCCGCACCCTGGGAGATGTAGCCAGTGACGGCGTAATCCTCTGTCGTAAGCTGTGCTTTCAGGTACTGGCTTACGTTGTCACCGTCATAGATTGCCCCGTAATATTCCACGCCCTTCCTCCGGCATGACCACCAGCACGCGGCTGGTGGCCTTTTCACTCACTAACCGATGCGTTTTGCGCGCAGTTTCATCGACTTGCGACGGGCGATTTTTGCGCCAGCAGTGTTTGCCTTACGGCGGGCTTTTTTCAGCGCCGCACGCTGGGCAGAGTTGAGACGACGAGGGCGAATACGCTTGCGCTTGAGGACGACTTTACCCTGTCGTACAACCTTCACCACGGCCTCGGTCATCGACGTGTCACCGCTTTCCGAGAAGGTGAAGACCAGCTCGTCCAGCTCGTCGTCCGGCATAGCCGCCAGCTCGTCCGCAACGGCTTTTGCCGCCTCGTCGTCGCCGTCATCGCACAGGCTGGTTACGTCGGCGTCGTCCATACCGGCGGCAACGAGGAAATCAGCGAAATAAGCCCAGGCAGCGTTGTAGTCATCTGCCTGTGCATCGGTGATATCTTCCTCAGTCGTGCTTTCATCGATGCCCGCAATAGCCAGCGCGAAACCGTCCAGACCATCCACGGTTTTGTCGTCACCTTGTGCCCATTCGATCACGGCTTCAGCGGCTTCTTCGAGATTTGCGGAAGTCGTGCGCTGGGTGGCGGCCTCCAGCAGCATCTTGTGGGCCAAATCGATCGTCATAGTTACCGGCGGTGCTTTCTCAACCACTGGCGGCTTAGCCGAGTCGGCTGGTTTGCTGCCAGCCGATTCGAACATAGGCGTTTTGCCCATCGCGAACTCAGCAAGGCCAGAGCCGCTGAACATACGCGCGGTGAAATTATCTTTATCCATCTCGATGCTCCGTTACTTGATGAGTGATGGTTCGCCAGCGATGCGGCGTGCAGAACCGGTTACGCAGCAGGCCCACTCGGTTTTCCAGAGGTCAATCTCGACCTGGCTCACCTTAACCACGTACGGTTTGGTGCCATCCATATCAGGGTTGCGTGGACGAACGAGCGCGCCGGAGGCTACGAAGCGATCCATAATCTTGATCGTCCCTTTAGTCAGGGCCGAATCAGTCAAACCGTCAGGCTGATGCTTCAGCTGCTTACTCAGCTGGAAGTAATAGCGGCTGATAGCGTTCATGACAGAGGAAACGTGCTGGAAGCGCAGGTAGTTTTCGCCAGAGTAGGTTGTCAGCGCATCATCGATGATCATTTTGCCGCTGCTGCCCACTGCCACTTTGTTGATACGCGCGGTATACATGGCGTCATAATCAGGCGTGCCGCTGTTTTCAATCTGGTCTACAGCTGCGCGGTTGATGATGGCGCGCTCTTCGCCTGCTGGTGAATAGTGCCAGCCGCCGACGTCGGATACCTTCGCGATCCCTTTTGCTTTCGCTGCATATGCCACGCCAGAAAGGCCTACAGCGACACGGCTGCCGGTCCACTTATCTTTGTGGGAGAAAGGGAAGTGGTAGTGGCACACTGAGGTATAGCGGGTGCCCAGCAGTGGGGAGTCGGTGGCTTCTTTCAGCGCTTCGGCATACGTCAGCGTCGGCTTGAGGTCAAAGAATCCGTCGATACGACGATCACGCGCGATTTCGGCCAGTTGTTCAATAGCCGGTTTGCTGTAGCAACCCAGCCCCAGCACGGCGGTATAGTTCACGTTCGCGTTGTTCAGCACGGCCACAGCTTTCAGGTACTGTTCGTCGCTGATCTTGTTCTGGCTGCCGTTCGTGCCACCCTTGAATGCCAGCCCTTTGATTTCAGCGAATCGCACCTTGCTGGCAACTTCTGGATCACATACCGAGCGCAGGTAGTTCGAACGGGATTCCAGCGCAGTATCAATAAAGCAACTCTGGCCCATGTCATCAACGCCCTCTGGCGCAAACGAAATGGTATGAGTTTCCAGCACCGAAGTAAGGCCCGCCGCAGTGGTTTGCTCCAGGGTCAGCTTCCAGCGCTCCAGGTTGTCAGAGAGGGAAGGCAATTTAGTGAAGGAGATCTGACGGGTGATAGTGTCACATGGATCACCGTCATCGATGTAGATCTGCAAGAACTCACTGGAGGCCAGTTCCGGGGCAACACCATACAGGTTTGCTGAATAATCGACTGCGACCGCGCCGCCGGGCGCACCAGTGCCATCCGAGAAAGCAATCACCGGGTATTTTGCATCAGCAGCCACAACACGAACTACGGTGCCGTCGGTTTCCTGAACGGCTTCTTCCATGTGGCGGTACGGTTCGAACGAACTGCCCGCGGTCGGCTTAATCGGAGCGCCCAGGAGAGCCTGGTAGTTGGACTGATTAACATTCAGGGGTTTAAAGGGCTTTCCGCGCGCGAACACGCCTACGCCAGCCCAGCGAGACTGCGCCATTGTGCCGCCGATCGTCAGCGTTTTATCAGCACTGATATCCGAAATGGCGATGTCAGACACATTCGACAGCCCGAAAGGGATACTGTATTCAGACATTATTTATCCTCAAAAGCGCCCCGCAGGGCGCTTAACTGGTGAGACGAAATTAGCTGGAAGGTTGCTCTGCCTGGATGCGCTTACCGCTCTTGAAGTCGATACCGCCTTCTTTGGATACGGTGAGTTTCAGGCGGGTAAAATAATCTTCCCCGTTACGCGGATGCATATCGTTGATGGCAGATCCCCACAGAGTGTTGCGGTTTTTCAGGCCAGGGGTGGTTGGGTGCACGAACGGCACAGCAGGCACAGCATCACCGGAAACAAAACCGGCTTTGCCCGGATTTTCATCACGGCCATAACACAGCATGTCGTACGGGTCGAAGCTGGATCCCACTTTGTTCAGTGCCGCGCAAACCCCTGCCGGGATCTCAAACACTTTGATGTTGCCAAACAGCGTACCAACGAAGTGCACATATGGCGCCTGAGAGTAGTTGGCCACCAGCGAGAACATGCCCGGCGGGAGCTGCTTCAGGAAGTTGGCAGCATCGGAACCGGCATAGATACCGAAGGTGCTGGTGGATTTGGTGCGCTCGGTAATATCGCGCATCACCTGGAGCATCTTGCCTTTGAAAATGGTGCCCCACACGTCAAACGACATATCTTCCGGCAGGGCAATGTCGAACTGATCGGTGTGGATGCAGCGCCAGGACATAATGCGCAGACGCAGCATGTCCTGCTCGTGGGAGAGGTAATTTTTCAGCGTGCTGAACTGCAGCTGGCCCAGGTCGATCCCGAACTCACGCTGTGCGTCATACGCAGCCTGAACGGAATGCTCAGCGGCGATGGCGTACTGTGACGGGAACAGGGTGTACTCTTTCATTTCCTGATTGATGATCGGGATAATGTCCGGTTTTGCTTCGACGTTCAGCTCTACTTCTACGGCCAGCTCGGTGCCAGCATCGAGGTTTTCGCTGAAGTTCAGCTGAAGTGCGCCGGTGTTGTAGTTGACGGTACAGGTCGCCGTGACCGTGGCACCAGATTTGTTAACGAAGGTGTGCAGCAGCGTGCCTTCACCATTGTCCTGCGGCGATTTGCGGCGGGAGATGTAGATGTTTGAACGGCCTTTACGGATCGGTACGTCCTGACCTTCGTGATTTTTCACGGCGAACGCGAAGGTTTTGGTATTGCCGTCAGCGGATGCTTCGACAATGTAGCGGCGGCGGAACTGCGCGTATTCCCCGACCGATTGCATATCCAGCTTGTCGCCCGTGGTGTAGTCGCCAAACGTGGTGCCTGCAACGTTGATGATTTCGTAGATTTTGGATTGATCGCGCGGTACCGGGATAAAGGTACAGGCATCGGACGTAGCCGCGCCCAGCGACGTCGGCAGGATCATAGCCATGAAAATGGCCTGATGCATGATGCCGTCCTGGCTGCTCATTGCATCGCTGCTCATGCCGACACTTTCCAGCATGCTTTTCTCAATACCGCCCATGCGCGGCTTACCATTGCCGACCGTCTGAACCAGAACGTTTTCCAGCAGCTGGTGGGCGTTGGCCAGCACTTCGGCGCGAGGAGCACGGCCAAAGGTGCGGGAATAATCCGCAATACTTTCGCCCCAGGCAGAACAGATTTGAGACAGCACAGCGTCAGGAACGTCGGCAAACGTCTCATCTTTACGGGCCGCTTCCATCATTTTCTGGACGCGCGCGTTGCTGTCTTTAATCAGGCCATGTTCGTCGAACTGCGCAGCCGCAGCGAACGACATGACGCTATTTGAGCGTCGGGTAATATCCGCAACGCGTTGTTTATATTCACTCGTATCAGTCATTCAAACTGTCCTTTAAAAAGATGTAAACGGAACCCTTTCGCACCGAAGAATAAGAGATGTACTTCAGAGTCAACAAAAATAATTTAGTGTTAGTTGCTCTCGCTTTGAATGTGTGGTGTTTATTGCATGTTTTTCTTTTGCCGATGCGGCTGGAAAGGGTTTAAGCTGTATGTATATACAGTGTTTAATGGAGGGGATATGGCAAGAAAATATGAAATCAATGCAGCTTTCGCAGCCTCAGTGAGGCGTAACCCGAAAGGATACCTCTGTTTGCGTACGGACGATTTCATCGACAAGCTGCGCGAACGTCATCATCATTTCAGCGCCGCAGATGCGAACGAATGGATCGAGCGAAACCAACCCGATTTCGTCGATAAGACCCCTGACTTCGGCGAAAACAGGCTGTGGATGCTGCGCAATATGGGCCGGGTGCACTGATGGGGTTTCCATCCCCAGCGGGGGATTTCGTTGAGCGCCGCCTGACTGTCGATGACTATTGCCGGATCGACGAGAATTGCACGGTGGTGAGTACGTCCACAGGCTTCGCCGTTATCGACCGCTCATTAACACCCTGGCAGGGCGCTACCGTGCTGCTCACTTTTGAGGGGCGCAGCTGTTTCGCCAGGGTGAAAGGGAAGACCTTAATCACGGCTGATGACCAGGCTATAACTGGTGAGGCGCTGGATGAGGTGGTAGTTCACGGAGTGCTGACATTCGTGATCAATCGCGTGCTCGAAGAAGACGGCCCTACGGTTTGACATCTGTCACATATAAGAGACAAAACCTCTTGCCTCCCTGTCATTTATATGTGACAATGTTTTCACGTTGAAGGGAATGGAGCAGTGATGGCTTACACCACGAAGCGGTACAAGAATAAAAGCGGAAAGGTTCCGTATAGCGACTGGATAGCGGATTTAAAGAAAAAGGATCGCACAGCAGCGGCAAAGGTAGACGCCAGGATAGCCAGAGCAACAGGCGGAAACTTTGGGGATCACAGGTACGAAAGGGAAGGAGTCTGGGAGTTAAGAATCGATTATGGACCAGGTTACCGGGTGTATTACTCGATGGAGGACGGGGAAATAATCTTGTTGCTGGTCGGGGGTGATAAGAGCACTCAGAAAGCAGATCTCAACAAAGCAGTTAAATACCTCAAAGACTACAAATCGAGGCCGTGAATATGACAAACAGCAGAATTAATAAGGAGGCCGCCCTCGAGGCGGCTGTGTTCGAGAACGAACGAGCGGTAGATCATGACAAAGCCATGATTGAAGAGTTACGCGCAGATCCTGAGTATGCGGAAGTTTACCTCCAGACAGCGCTGGAGGAGATTTACGAACCCGGAGGCGTTGGCGGATTCCTGATCGCGCTGCGCCAGGTCATCGAGGCACGCGGCGGGGTGACGGAAATATCCCAGAAGTCCGGGATCGCGCGCCAGCATATTTATCGCGCGCTGTCTAAAGACGGCAACCCGACTCTGACCACGCTCACCGAACTGACGCGAGCGGCGGGTGTTCGCCTTATACCTGCGCATCACGCCTGATAAAAAGCCCGCATTTGCGGGCTTTTCTTTGCTGTACGTTTCGTCGCTTATCGCGCCCGGCGCGCCGCCTGTGCCCTCATCCCATTAACCACCGCCGACACCCAGAGAGCGACGGTAGTTTTAATGAATCGTGGCGCTGGGGCCGCGCTGGCGGCTTCCTGTTCCCACAGGGCGCGCTCCAGCATCTTCTTACCGGCTTTATTCAGCATTATTCTGCTCCGTTGATGGTATTTACTGACATGTTGAAATCGTTGCAGGCTTGCAGGCTGAGTTTTACTGCACTGCGATCCAGCGTGGTCGTATCGCCCCAGACGGTTCGATCAAGATTTTCCGGCAACAGGCACATCGTTGCTTTGAGAGGCTTTTCCTTCACTTTGTCTGCTTTCAGCTCAACGGTACTGATCGTTGAATTGCCGGGCGTCCTCATTGAGCATGCTGTTAATGCCGTCAGGCAGCCGAGTGTTAGCGCAAGTATCACCCCCCTGCAGTTTTTTAAGTTTCTCTTCAAACGTCTTGGCTTTTTGCTCTGCCATAAGCAGTTTCTGAGCATTTTTTTCCCCTTCATTGGACAGTCTGGCCAGTTTGTTGCGTGCGTCATCGCGCTGCTGTAACGCGTTGTCTCTGTCACCGGCCAGGGCATTGATCGCCGCAGTTTTCTGCTGGATGGTTCCGTCTCTGACGTTTAGCGTATCCCTCTGGGCCTTAACGGTTTCCTGGAGGCCGGAGACATACAGCCATAGCCCCACAGCGAGGCCCACAAGGAGCAAAAAGAGCAGAAGGTAGGCCTTGATGCTGGTGGAGCGATTAACGGCGGAGAGCGCCGCTGAAGAAGCGCCGGTGATGGCGGAGAAAAAACCCATCATGATCCCTCTTTAAGCAGGTCGAGCACGTTTTTAGGCACCAGCGCCGAGACGGCGGAGGCGGTTTGTGGGTAGTTGGCGCAGGCACCGGCCAGCACCGTCGTAATGGCGTTCTTGTACGCGGTTTTTGCGGTAGTAACGCTGTTGGCTGCTGTCGTGCTTTGCGCTTGCAACGCAGCTGCTGCCGCGCTGCTGGCAGACAAACCGGCGGCAAGATTGGACCAGGCTGTGTTCAGGGCATTGATTTGCGTCTGGGACAGGGAAGGGGGGACGACTGGTGGCGCGTCTGGCGCCGCCGCAGGGACATCGAGTGTGGTATTGATACTGAGCATGGCCTGTTGCACCGGGGCGATATCCAGTGCATTCAGCGCATCCAGCAGCGCCTGGGTGATAAGGGTATCGCTGATGGCCAGTGAGATCGGTATTTCACTGGAGGGCAAATCATGAGATCGACGTTCAACGTCCCACCCAATGCTTAACTCAATCAGTGTGGAGAGATCCGTATTATCCGCCAGCAGGGACGCATGACCAGAGGCCATGCCTGCCCAGGCATTAAAATTATTACCGGCGGTCGCAATTCCACTAATCATTGCGGCAATGGATAACGGGTAAGTGACAGTGGCGCGGATAGTGGCCAGAAGTTTTGTGGCAAGATCGGTGCTGGCACCGGAAGCGGCACGCGACTGACTGATGGAGGCGGGCAACTGCAAGCCACCAGCCGCCACCAGCGCCCTGTATGCCGCCATTTGGTTACTTTTATCCAGCATGTTTACCCCACCATGACCAGTGAATCACCAACAGCCACAACAGATCCGCAGGAAACCGGATCGCCCACGCACACCACACCTTTGCCGTTCACCGTGAACCATGGCCGGGTGGAAATGGCCTGCCCGGCGTGGGAAGAGTTGCCATCTGTGTGCGCCGGGTACTGTTTGGAGTCCACCAGCACGGGGATACCGTTGATTTTCAGCAATGCCTCCGCATCAACCGGCGGGCGGGGTGCGAACCCGCCATGCCCGGAGCATATACTTTCTAACGTCGCTATTTGCGCCATTTCTCAGCCTTTGTAAAAGTTTAGTGTTTTAATGTGGCTATAACATCCTTCGCGATTTCACGAGTATCGCCTTTGCAGGATATGTTCCGCTTGGCTTTAAGCTCATGCACGCTGAATCCACGCGACGTATACAGCTCAATGATCTTAGGCGCGCCGCTGTTCGTGATAACCACCTGAGCGCCGCGCTGGTGGGCTTTCACCAGGTGATCGGCCAGCTCAACCTGGCGATCAAAGTGGAACCCGCCCTTATCGTATTTTACGAATCCGCTTTTGCCCGGCAGCGGCTCATACGGCGGGTCGCAATAAATCACGTCACCGACGCTGGCACGGGAGATCGTTTCCTCGAATGACGCGCAGAGAAATTCATGGTTTACACGGCGCGAAGCATAGCTATGTAATTCTTGTTCCGGGAAATAATTATCGACGTCTTTTTTGTTCCAGCCCGTATTGAAAACACCGGCGGCGTTATAGCGTGTCAGGCCATTAAAGCAGGTACGGTTGAGTGCCAAAAATAGCGCGGCGTGACGCACAGCATGAGCCTCCCGACCATTAAACTCATCCCTGATAGCCAGAAATTTATCGTTCGTTACACAGCCATTAACCAGCTGCCTTGCAATGCGTATCACGCTATCCGGGTTACCGGCCAGTTGGCGGTACAGGTTAACCAGATCCGCATTGACATCTGCTGAGAGGTAAGACGGATACCGGAAGTTGAGGAATACCGAACCCGCCCCAACAAACGGCTCTACTAATCTTTCGCCAGCAGGTAAATATTTCGCCAGCTCATCCAGGACGCTGAATTTACCGCCTGCCCACTTGAGGAATGGGCGGCGCTTCTCCTCGATCAGGCCTGTTGCAGGAGGGATTCCAGGAGCCTCACTGACGTTAACGCCGTCACCTGAAACATGAGCAATAGCAGCATCTGGATCAGCATTTCCTGCGGATCGTGCATTTTGGACCTCTCTCTGTATCCATTCACCCAGGCGGCGCATGACCGGTACCGCGATTGAGTTACCGACAGCTTTGTAGCGCTGGGCATCTTCACACTGCTCAGAAGATTTGCCGTTGTAAGGTATGCGCGTCCAGTCCTCAGGAAACCCCTGCAATCGCTCATATTCTACCGGCATCAGTCGGCGTAGACCGGAAAACGGCTCGCCTTCATCCGCCTGCAGCTGGTGGACGACGAACGTCTCTACGTCGTAATCGAGGCGGTAACCGTGCGCAGTGAGCGTGGCGGCCACCTTCAGGGCGCCGGAGCAGTTACCGCCGCCAAAGCAGTGGAGTTCTCCCCCGTGACTGTCATATCCAGCGCCCGGCGCATGATTGGAGGAAAGTTTCTCTTCCGGCCCGCGCCCCGCCGAAGAATCCCGCTCGCTGCGCGCGAACTCAAAAAGTATTTCGCTGGGATCGATGTCCTCACGAGCGCTTGCGACAACGAAGACTCGACGACGTCGCTGGGCGACTCCGAAGTGTTCGGCGTTAATGGTGCGCCAGGCAACACGTCTTTGTGGTCCATAAACACAACCAGACTGCGGCCAGCACGCAATATGCTGACCGGTTTTCTTTTTCCATGCCCAGCGCTCGTTGCTTTTTCCATGTTCAGGTCGCGAACCTGGTTCAAGAGCGTCAGTTTCTCCAACCAGGGAGGATAAAAAACACCCGAAGGCGTTGTCTGCTTTACGCAATACACCTGGCACGTTTTCCCAGATGATGATTGAAGGGTCGGATCCCCTTCGTTTTGTGTCGATTGCATTCGCCAGCTCCACGAAAGTAAGCGTTAATTGGCCGCGAGGATCGTTCAGGCTGCCCTCATTACCGGCAAGTGAAAAAGACTGGCAGGGCGTTCCTCCCACCAGCACGTCTGGGGCTGCGATCTCTCCGGCGAGCACTTGGGATGAAATCTTGCTCATATCACCCAGGTTTTTTACGCCCGGGTAACGGTGCGCCAGCACGGCGGAGGGGAAGGGGGCAATCTCTGATAACCATTCTGCGCGCCAGCCCAGCGGTTCCCAGGCCAGACTAGCCGACTCGATGCCACTGCACACCGATCCGAAGGTTAGTTGCTGGTGCATTCGGCCTCCTGCAGCGCATAGCCGATTCGAGCGCGGGTTATGTCCATGTAATGTGCCTCTCGCTCGATGCCGGTAAAGGCGAAGCCAGCTTCCACTGCACCCACTCCGGTTGAACCGCTTCCGGTGAACGGATCCAGAACTCGGCCACAAGCCGGGGTTATAAGAGTGATAAGGTGAACCATGAGTTTTACTGGCTTAACGGTTGGATGGTTGTTGCCGCTGGTGGCCGCATTTTCCACCTGGCGCAGTGTGACGCCATGAGTGAATTGTGGACCGGGATTTACGCAGCCGCGATGGCGTTCAGCTGGTGATGGTTTGGCGCAATAGAAGAACCGCGCGGCACTGCCAGCATCGGTGTATTCCGGCGCGTTTTTCCCGTGTTTGAATGGAGTGGCCCCGGATTCTTCCTGTACGCGCTCGGATGCCTTACGCTTTCCCGTAGTGCTGCTGGAGGGGAACTGGCCGGTAACGCACTCGCTGCCGTCGTGCATCACATTGGCGGGCCAACGGCCCGGCGCATCGTAGTCCTTTTGAAGCCGATCATAATGGCCATAGGAGTTCTTCGTGACAGGGCTGTCTGTCTCAAATTTCGCGAGACTGTTCTTGCCCTTGGTTTCCTGCTCATCGGCGGTACCGGCGAACGGTACACGGCAGGCGTCGATATTCAGCGCCCCTGTGCCATGTGCCAGCACGTTTTTAGCCAGCGTGCCTTTGAACGGTTTGCGGGCCATTACAATCGGCTCGTGGGCAGGTTTGAGGGCGGTTCCCATCCCATCCCATTCTTCTTCTTTACCGGTTGGCTCTGGATAGGCATCGGTCCCCCTGAGACTTACCATTGCTTTGCCAACGTTTTGCGATTTTGGGAAACCGGAACCATAAAGCCACATCATTTGGTCGCGGATCTCAAAACCTGCATCTTCAATGCGTACTACCATGCGGTGATACGTGCGCGAACCCGCGAAAGAAAGCAGATGCCCGCCCGGTTTCAGGACGCGTAAGCACTCTTCCCATATCGCCTGGCTTGGCACGTCGTAATCCCACTTTTTTCCCATGAAAGACAAGCCGTAAGGCGGGTCGGTCACAATGGAGTCAAAGGAGTTATCCGGCAGGGTTTTGAGTACGTCCAGGCAATCGCCGGTAAACAGCTGTACCTTATCGTTCACTTTCGCCTCCCAGCGCGGTGATGAGGTCCTTCACCAGCGCGGACAGTTCGCCCGTAAAGAGGAGAAAATCGGCATTCAGGCGGTGCACGGCGTCTTCGCGATCGATATCGTCGTTCTGGTCGCGCAGCTCATCGGCAAACTTCAGGCGGGACAGATAGCAGGCATCGTTTACGGTTAAATTAATCCGGCCCTGCCAGTCCAGCTCCAGGCTGGTGACGAGCTTGCCGGCTTCGATATGCACTGCGATTTCGTCGCTCACCAGCTCCTGCTTCTTGGCGCGAATCACGCCGCCGTCTTCGAGGATCGCTTTCAGCTCCGCATTGTTGAGCAGCGTGAATCCGGCAGGAGCGCCACCCTTGCGCACCCACTCAGTCAGGGTTAGTTCAATCGGGTTTTTGATGGTCAGCGGCACCACAGGAAGGGATCCCAGCGCCTTACGCAATAAGGCCAGAGTGTTCTCAGCACCATTACCGCTGCAGCTGGTGAAAATGCGCTTATTATGGGTGTCGATCAGCAGATGGCTCACGGAGAATTTCGAGAATGCGCGCGGCAGTAACGAGTGCAGGACTTCATCCTTGAGGCTGTCTTTTTCTGTTTTCTTGAGTTTGCGGCCTTGCTCGGTTTGCAGCTTTTCGATCTTCCCGCTCAGTGCGTTTTTAATGACGTGAGAAGGGAGGATTTTCTTCTCGCTTTTTATGGCCAACAGTATGAAATGCCCGCTGGTCATCACCAGGCTGTCCGAAAGCGTGCCCCATGGCGAGGTAAAGCCGGTTTTGCCCATATCCTGGCTGCCGCAGGGCGTGAACGCAAAAGCGGCTAATTGTTTCTCTAATTCCTCTGCGCGCAATGTGACATCGCGACTAAGGGTATAAATCGCGCACTTACGGAAGTGATCGAAAATCATGAGGGTTACTCCGGGTTATTCAGCATCTGGAAGGGAGGTTGCTGGCTGCAGGTGGGTGCCATTAAGTTCTATAAACTGCAGCTGTTCGCGTTTCAGTTCGATAACGATGCGGCTGGCGCCCATGCCGACAAGCAGCTTCATAGGGCTTTCGATACACACCCATGTGCGGGGGCCACCGTAGGTGCGCCGAAGCGCGACAATACTGCCGTTGAGCTTTTTGCCGAGGATCCAGACCTGGTCCCCGCTGCGCACCATGCTTTCAACGATTTCGCCGCGGCTGATCATGGCGCGGAAGGCTTTGAACGGTATAAGGCGTACGGGAACCGGGTCGTTGAGGTCATTATTTTTCATGGATGTCGTATCTCATCTGTTTGATGAGCAAACGGTACCATAGAGGACAATAAAAGTTTAGTGTCATTTGCGTGTGAGGCGATAACCTCACCTGGTAAAAAGGAACTGGCTGGTTCCTTTTGTTTTGTAATGCTGCTGGTGCCGGGTCAACCCTGTTTAATAGCGACCGCTCCCGCGGTTATCTCCACCTCACCAGCGGTAAGTTTGTACTTGCCAGTGACTTCCAGCTCGTAATCTCCATCGATGGTCTGCTTCACACCTCCCGCGGTAAACAGGAACATGTCGCCCTGTATCATTGCATAATACTGCCCGCTGTCATTCAGGCCGAGCGTACTTCCGCTACCCAGGTGCGTCATTGCCCAGCCACCGCCGGAGCTGCGCACCTCCATCAGCCCGTTGCGCTTGTATACATAGTCTTTGGTTGCTGACAGTTTGGGTCCGTCCGGGGCACCCTCTACAGCTGGTGGCTGATAAGGATCCCCTTTACCGGACGCCTCAGGTGCAACGTTCGCTATGCCGCCACTCGCATCCTGCGCGAAGCCCACAATGACCGGTCGGCGCGAGTCACCAGAATAAGGGTATTCAACCCACACACGATCGCCCACCAGTAGTGGACTGAACGCGCCACCGTCCGGCAGCCTGCGCTCTGCCCACGGCAGATCATTTTCTGAAACGGTGTCGTGTAACCCGTCAATGCGCACCCGGGCCATCATCAGGCTTTTCGGGTGCACAGTGGTGACGACCGTTCCCCTTTGCGGGTACTTAAAATTGTCCATATTTACTCCTGCGCCTTGTCGCCGCTATACACGATGGCCAGCTCCGCTTTTGAGGTATACGAGTAGCGGTCCTCAAAGTGTGCCACCTTGCTGATGATCATCTTTGCCGGTACCGACTCATCCAGTCCGTTATCGTTGCTGTATGAGTTCACTAAGCATTTCACCACCAGCCCGGGCGTCAGTCTGCCGTTACCCTCGCACTCCATTTCGAACTTTGGCAGCAGGGTTTTCAGCATATTCGACAGGATAGATTTCTCCTGCGCCGCCACCATCTTGACCGGATGATTGGGCGAGCCTGCACTGATTAGGCCGCCCTCCATGTCGTATCCCATAAACCGGTATTGGTAGTCTTTCAGATAGGCCTGATCGTTGTTGAGCACGCGCCAGCGGGTGATGGTAAAACCGTCAGTCGTCGGGTTATTTGCGCTGTAGGTCAGGGCGGGATTGCTGGCGGCAAGACGTGTCATGCTTTTAAAAAAAATAGTGCCGCGCGCAATCCATGCGATCGCTCCGTCATCCCGGGCGATCTCCTGAATAACGGCTGAGGGTTTTTGACCAACATTGAGGTGATACGTGCCCTGTTTGGTAAACGTGTCCGCCTCTACCTTCAGCCCTTTAACCAGGGCTGCGACGATATTTTTTGGCTGCTTTTCAACAAAGAACTGCGCTTTAGCTGCTGGCTCCTTTATCAACCGAACCGAATCACTGAACGCGTATATCGTGACAACGTCACCCTTTGACGGGCATTTCAGCACATAGAAGGTGTCATTCCACTGAGTCTGGCCGTTGCCATGCGGATCGCCCAGCGTAACCGACAGCAGGGAGCCCGTTTTGACGCCCAGCTGGTTTATGATCCAGTTGGTCGAATCTTTATACTCAATCACCAGCTGCGGGGCGGAAAGTCCGGCGTGCTCGATGTAGAGACATGTCAGCATCATCGATCGGGGGATCTCCTGGTCGCCCAGCTTCGCGGACTGGAGGAAAAGCTGTGTTTTGGTGTCAGACTGCTTGTTACCGGCCATGATCCCCCCTTAGAACGGTTTCATGACGGATGACGCGGCTATCGACCATATAGGCCACCAGCTGCTGAGTGATCACTGAAATCTGGCATTCAGCGGCGTAAACGCGTTCCTCCTGGGGAGTAAATGAAATATCAGACCAGTCAATGGCTTTTGGCGAATCCAGCCACCCATCAACATCTACAGCTATGCCGCAAAGGCTGCTGGTGCAACTGAATGCTGTTTGCCCCTGGGTATGCCACGGTCGCATCCATGAACCGATCGCTGAAGTCATATAGCTCAGCGTCTCTCTGTCGGCAGCCAGCGCCCACACTTTGAAATCCAACTGAACGGGCAGCATGCTGATAACCGCGATGATTTGCTCTTTATCATCCATCAGCTCACCGAAGTCATATTCATCACGCTGGTGGTCACCAACATAGTACGAATACCCGATATTACGGCTGACATTAATTAGCGGCAGCGCCAGGCGATTTACAGGTTTCTGCTGCGTACTTTGCTTCTGACCACTACCGGAAGAACGCCACGCCGAGAGACAGGCTCCCGGGTCCGGGTAATTACCAAAGCTTATCTGATCGCTCTTTGCGCGCTGGAGAAATTCGGTCATCGCCTTCGCTTCGCGCGTGGGAGCTGAGAACGTCAACCCATCAAATGCATCCAGGATTTTGGCGGTGAATCCGTTATCCACATCAGATAACGATGAGATCTCACGCTTGCCGTTCGGTGTCAGCTCCAGCGTTTTGAAGCGACTCAGCACGATTTCGTTCATCAATCAAAGCTCCTGGCTACGGAAAGGGATGCAATAAAACAGGCTACCGACGTTTGCCGTCCCGTAATTGAATATGCGGTGTACATACCACCAGACGCGGCGGTAGCGGTCGCCGGTCAGCTGCTCCTGCCACTCAAATACACTGCCCACTGGCACATTCAAACCGCTGGTGCGCAGGATCAGTGCATCCACTCCGGCGCCGGTGTTATCGCTGCCGTCGTACATCCCCATAAACGACTCCATTTCATCCGGGCAGTCGAGTACAGCCACTTTTTCCGGGTGCTGGTAGTCCAGCAATGCCTGGTTAGGGTCAAATACTTCCGCTACCTGCGGAGTGGATGGCTGATCGTTGGCGTCGGGCTGGTGGCGGGTTGCGCGATACAGCAGTGCGTCGAACGCATCAGGGTCCAGTTCAATGGCCGCAATCCAGTCTGCGCGCAGCAGGTCATTAAATTCACCGTGTCCGTGATAGCGTGTGCGCATAGAGGAATCGATAGGGCGATCGGCGCTATCCGCAGGCTCGAAGTGATCGGGCAGCACCACGTTGCCCAGCTGCTCTCCGTCTTCTTCATCGGGTGCCGGAGACTCAGCCTCACCGCTGCTATCCAGCTGCTGCTCTTCGTCGTCCACCAGCTCTACCGCACCGGCAGGTTCAGGGGCTGGCGCTGGTGCGGGTGCCTCTACGCGCTGGCCAGCTACCGGCTCATCCCAGCCGCCTAAAAAGTCCTCGTCATACTTCATTTCTTCGCCGCCTTTTTAAGTTCGTTATCCAGCCATATCTTGAATTTCGCTTCTGCGTCTTTCTCGCTCATACCGGCCATCAGCAGGGCATCAATAAACGCCTGTTTCCTGAGGGCTATCTGATCCTTGAGTAACCGATCCTCCAGTGCCCTGCGGGCGGCGCGCTCTTTCTCCAGTTCAGCGCGAGTAGCCTCACCAGACTTACGCATTTTGCTTAATTTCTTGCGCAGGGCATCGAGCGATGATCCCGACCTGGTGATGGTCTTCTGCAGTGACTTCTGTGCCGCCTGGTATTTAGTGAATGCACTCCGCTGCTTTGCCTGGTCTGTCGTAGACGAGCGGTTGCGGGATAGCTTCTTGAGCTCATCCTCAGTGAAAAATCGTGTGGTTTTTTTCTTGTCATCTCCAAAAGCGACCTGTTTAGCGTTTTGCTCCAGCTGCTTGCGGATCTGTGCCTGCCAGGTGGCCGATTGAAAGCGCGTCATACTGTGGATCACATGCTTGCAGGCAACGCCGGTCAGGTCTGGGTTTCGTACTTTTGGAAAGGCATATTCTTTGGGTGGGGCCAGCGCATAATTACCGGCAGTCGCGATGTAGCGGTACCAGTATTGATGGCGGCCACAATCGCAATCAAAGGAGACGCGCCCGGCGCACAGCTGCCGCACAATAACCGCGGCGGAGGTTTTCTCATCCCCCAGCTCTTCCACCGCCTGATCCCATCCTTCAAACCGGATTTTTACGCGGTGATGCGCATGCACTGACTCATCTGAGGCTTTAACGCTGATTATCGCGACGTCTTGCTTAAGGCCCAGGAAGGTGGCTGCCTTGATGCCGGTACCATCGTCCACTCTGTTATTGGCGCGCTTAATATCAATACTGGTGGACTGAGCCACCAGCTGTGCGTAGGTGATCCCCGCCGTTGAGCTGTCGAATTTGCCGCGGATGCTGGTGCGGCTTTCGATAAACCGCTTCATGTCCTCTGGCGTAAAGATCGTGCCATCCGATTTCTTGCCGAGCTTCAGAAACTCCTCAAGATCCTTGTTACGCATCCGCGCCGGTGTCAGGGTGCGCTTTGCCTTTCGACGGGCTTTCCGCTGGTGCTTCGAGATCAGGTTAAATACTCGCTCGAAATCACGCGCTGAAAGGCCGTCGGTGACGTACCGGCCATCCTGCTGGCGCTCAAAATCAGCTGCTGGCATTGCCTGCCTCCTCATCCAGCATAAACACTGGAGTGCCGCGGGATGTTGGCAGGACAGGATCTTCCAGCCCGGCCTTCAGCAGCGTACGTCGCATCCGGGCTATTGTCTGCCGGTCGGCGCGGGCTGCCTTCTCAAGAGCTATGATTTGGCTGGTTTGCTGCGCGTTCAGTCGAAGATATCCGCGCTGCTCCTGCAGCAGTGCGTCAGGATCGCCCACGCGCGCCAGCATGTAGGCCATCAGCCCGCGTTCGGCGTCCTGATCGGACTCATGGCGCCAGAATGGGGCGTAATCGCGCAGGCTGTGTCGCTCAACGATTTCCCCGTTCCAGAGTGTCGGCACCGCAAACGAGCTGGTAACGTGGCCCGCCAGCACCTTCACATGCCCCCGCTTATTCACCCATAGCAACCCCCAGCGGTCCGGGAGGTCGCTGATATTAATCAACCCCTCCGGGCAGATGTAATAACGGTAATCACCGAGGCCTACACCGTGCATCGGCTGCCGGTGGGGCTTATGGCGATCGCGCAGGAAATCGCTGCGGCTGACTTTGGACTCCACCAGCACGCTACCGCCTTCCGAGCCCCAGCGATAACCCCATGCGTCTGCACGTTCGCCGTCGCCCACGGCGCCCACTTCGGTAAACGCAACCTTACAGCCCGGGCCGCGCCCTGATTCTGGCCGTAGGAGCCAGCGACGGGCGATATCGTTTAACTCCGCGTGGGTGTGCGTTGTATTTGGCTTTGAATCCACCGTTATTCCTCTATCAGAGTTCCGGCCACTTCGCCGCCGTTGGCATAATGCCGGATTTGTTCGCGCACCCAGGCCAGGGGCGGCAGGCGCAGCTCCGTTCCCGCCTTCATGGCCGCCGCCGGATCTTCATTGCCGTAAATGAGCGTTACCATCCACTGAAGCTCGGGCGTTTTGTAAACCCGGTAACTCACCAGGTCTGGCCGGTACTGCTCATCCAGCGCGATAAAGTGCGTAATGAGATCAAGATCGAAGGTGAGGGACTTGTCGCGCACCACGCGGTGCAGGTACGACCGCTGGATCGGGTCGGCTATCTGCTGGTTATCCAGACGTGAGAGCGTCACAGGTAATTCCCCTGGCCGGTGAGTGGGCTGACAGACATTTCCGTTTCATCCGTTAACGCGTGCTGAATGATGGATTTCAACGGTGCGTAGCGGTCACTGGGCGCGGCATCCTCGATGTCGCTGAACATCCGGGAGAGGAAGTATGAGCTGTCCGGGTTATGAAACTGCGTGGCATAGCAGCACAGCATGGTCAGCACATGCGTAGGGCGCAGGTTCGCCCAATCGACGTGATAAATATTGTTCCCGCGGGCGTCTTTATCGGCGTCAAAGATGCTGTCCGGGAGCTCATAGCCGGGCTGGCCTTTCGGTAGGTTTATCGCTGACTGCATTTTCAGTTCACGATAAATATTGAGTGCGGTTAGCAGCAACGGTTTCCCTGTTTCGTCGTTCGTGCCCAGCCGGATCCGCCGGGCACCGCGAGCGCTGGCAAAAATCGTCGCTTCTTCCACCAGCACTTCAAACCCTCTTTCCTCGTACTCCTGCAACATTTTGGTCACCGACGCTTCCAGTGCCGTGCGGTTAGGCTGCAGCGGTATGGGTGTGTTCATGGTGAGCTTGTTTTTGAACCAAATCGCCTCGATCGCTACAGGTGGGGATACTGACAGGCAGATGGCCAGAATTTTTTTATCAGACACGTAAACCTCCGGGCTGGCGCGCCGCTGGCGCATCAATTGAGCAATACTAATTGAACTCACACAGCATTTAAAAGTTTAGTGTTATGTTGCGGTGAAAATAAAAAACCGCCACAGAGCGGCGGTTTATAAGTGACATGCATTACAGCTAATAATTCCAAATCAATTACATATTAATTAGTGTTTTTCAGGTGGTCAATACCAGCCATCTCATAAGCGAGTTGCAGTAATGAATCCTGACTCCCGTTGTGCCGCTCAAACTCTGCCTTGCCGCCGACGGAACCATCAGCATGCACCGGCACCAGCCAGGGGAATTCCAGACGAACCTCTTTGGGTGCCGCGTGCTGGTGGTGGTGATCGCAAATCGGCAGACACCGTTTATGAGCGTCTGGCGCCACGCGACCATCCGTATGGTGCAGGCTCACAGGAAACGTTGTTTTCCCGTGAACGTGGCAGGGGATGCAGGGAAGGGCACCGAGAAGGGACATGTACCGGCGTTCTTCAGCCGTCGGCGTGCGCCCTTTGCTGCCATAGGACTTTTTACGGGATGCCTTCGCCTTTTTGGCTGCCTGCGACTGCGTGCGTGTAACCGGGTTTTTGGCTTTCTCCCTCTGCCGTTCAATGCTGGCCTGGTGCTGGGCGAGCTGCTTTGCAAACTGCTGCTGCCGCCACTCAGGATCGGCTAATTTCTTCTGCGCCTTCTCCCTGGCGCGTTCCTGCGACCTCTTCCGGGAGGCCAGCATGTTTTGCAATTTTTCTTCGCTCGTTTTCGCCATTTTGTTCACTCTTTACGGCTTTTTAGCCTGTCGGTTAGACACAAAGATCCTTATTCGGTATGCTTTGTGTTGAGAGTCGATTGCCACTTCTCAGTGGTGTTGCTCTTAGATTGATAGTTCCCATAAGGCCGCCTTTCATGGTGGCCTTTCCTTTTTGCGCAAAGTAAAAGTTTAGTGTTTTAGCTGCGTGTTTTTGGGGTGCCCCGGGCAGCAGCTGCGCCCCGACGTTTCGATCGGCGCACCCTGAAAATCTTCATCAGTACGTGAAGGCAGTCATCTGCCAGAATCAGCACAACAGAGATGGCCTTATGGCCGACCACCAGCGCCAGATACGCACCAAAGGCGAGCAGGGCAAAGCCTATTACCTTATCCATAGCAGGCCTGATCCCATTCTTCGCCGGTATCTACACACGTAAAACCATGGCAGGCACGGTGATATTCCGCCTTGTACGGTATCCGGCCCGGGCGGGCATGCTCATGCCAGTGCTGGTGGCCAGCGACAAATGCCATGCCGTTGGCGTTATAAGCACTGTATTCAATGCCTTCTCCGCGTTCTGCCGCGCGGGCTCCAGCGCGCCACGCACTGAGGAAGTCGCCGCGATCGGCAAACTCGACGCAGAAATCATCTTCGTCGCCCACGCAGCGGATCATGCCCATGCCGGCAAGTTGCTTGAGCACCTTACTGTCGGAGCAAATATCTTCGCCCGAGTAGTGGCCGGCAGCGTCAACGGAAGAAAAGTGCGTGTACGGCGAATTGAGTTCGACGGGAACCGCGCACGCTGCCGCCAGAAAAAAACGCATCTGCCTGCGGGAGATCTTCATGCTTTTTTTCCTTCAGCCAGCGCCATGTTTTCTACAAGGCAATGCGCAAACAGACCTGCAAGACGCTTATCCTCCAGCATGTCGCCATGGATAACGCCCCGGGCGATCGCCTCTTTTAAAACCCGGCGTTCACGAGCGGCATTGACGGCGTCAATATGGCGTTGCAGCGCCACGCGATCACTGTTAAAGCGATGGAGGCTGGTGCAGTAAACCGAGGTCCAGGCGAGTACGGAAAACATCTGCGCCCAGATCTCCCCGCCGGGTGAGGGGAGCTGCGTATAGCAGAACCCGTAGCAGGCAATCAGCGCGAGCGTGAACTTAGAGTTCCTGAAGGCGGTCACAATTGTCGTTTTCATAAGGATCCTTCTGGTTAATTTTTCCCGAGACGCTTCCAGTCCGGGAGGTGAGAGGAAAAGCACTTATTGACCAGCTCCAGCACGGCGCCATGCTCCTCCATAACTTTTTTGTACCCGCGCTCCGCCGTTTCAGCCGTTGCCGTTGAAACAAAGCGCTGGGCAGCCGTAATGCTGCCCATTGGGTAATAAACGGTGAGAGACTGGAGCTCAGACAGTTCCAGCTCAACAACGCAAGCAACCGCGGCGCCGCCCGCCTTATGTCCGGCGATAAGGTGGACGGTTGTGGAACCAATGATAAACGTTGCTTTATTGCTCATAATATAAATTTAGTGTTTATTTTTTCGGTTTTATCGGCACAAAAAAAATAGGGTCGGGGTCTGTCTTCTTTTGTGCCTGGTCCAGCATGTCGTGGCCCAGCTCCGTGAGCTTTAGGATGTCCTTTTCCTCCACCAGCGCACCGCCGCTAATGAGGTCACGCACGCAGCGATAGACCGCATGCATGTACGTGATTTTGTCGTTTGGCCTTTGGATCAACGGCACCAGTTCCGCCGCCGTTTTGCTCTCTTTATGGACCTCGATTGCCCTTAACGTGCTGAGGCGTAGCTCAGTGATTTTCATGGTTGCTCCTTAGATTGATAGTATGGTGCGGGCTACCTGTCGCCCTCTAACATCCTGTTGAGATCATTGTCTGCATCTTCCAGGTTGCGGATGTAGCGCATCACCATATCGACGCGTTTCCAGCCGCCTTGCTTCATGACGTTCGCCAGGGAACTCCCCGACGCCGTCATATCCTGTGCTGCGCCTACCCGGGCACTATGGCCCGTCCAGACCGCATACCGGCCCTTATCATCAGGCTCGCCCGGCAGGCCGCGGATCATCCGCCAGGCGCGTGAGAAAATCTTCTCCATCGCAGCATTCGTTAAGGGGGATTTGGCTTTAAGACGTGGCTTACCCCAGCGGTCTACCGGACAGAAAATGTATTGATCCTGGTCGGTGATGCCGGAAGCATCGATCCAGTTTTTCAGCCTCCTTGAAACGTCTTTACTCAGCGTACGCACCACGCCGTCAGGGGTGAGCGTCGTTTTAGTGTAACCAATACGCAGCACATAGCGTCCGTCTGGCCCGTTTTCGACGTCCCGCAGCGTCACGCGGCTTAACTCCGAAATACGCAACAGCGTGTTATAGGCCACGGAAAGAAACGCCAGGTCTCGCTTATCCGCCAGGTCCTTAGACATGCCGTATGCCTGCGCCAGCTGGTGGAGGTCGCGCAAACGGAAAGGGATCGCCTGCCCGGTCCGTTCGCCACCCTGAACGGCGGTGCGGGTGATATTCTTCATGGCCAGATTGACGGCGGGATTATCAACGAGGGAAGGGAGCCCGGCATGCCTGTGCAGTTTGCACATCATGGAGTAGTGCTGGCGAACGGTGGCGACAGACAGCCCGTTTGTGTGCATCTCCATCAGATACTCGCGCATGCATTCAGCTTCGATCGGGAGCCACTGGAGTTTCTTATCGGCACACCAGCGCGCCCACAAGCTTATGACAGACTCAAAGCTTGACCATGTGTTATCCGCAAAGGCGTTTTTATCGCGCACCAGCGCCGCCAGGTTGCGTTTAACATCTGCATCGATCCTTTCATCGTCCGGCAGCACCAAAACGCTGCTGGTGGGGGTAGGGGAGGCGGGCAAAGCCTTGTTCATGTCTCATATCCTTGCGATGTGCTGTAATCAATTGCGCCGGTGTTCCGTCATCATAGCGGAGCTGGCGCGCTAATTATTATGTTTGTTTTCGGTGCCCGCCTCCTGGTCTGGCTCATCGTGAATGGCGTTGCCATTGGCATCCACCAGCTGACGGTAGGGGCGCATAATCATTCCGTTGCTGATCACCCAACCTTTCTTTTTCCATCGGCTCAGCAGCTGGCGCGTAACGCCGTTTGCCTTGGCCATGTCGGACAGTACGCCGCCAAAATGCTCTTTGGCTACCTGATCAATCGTTTTGCTCATTCAGCTCTCCTTGCGGGGTTATCTATTTTGGATAACACCCGGCAAATAATAAGTAAATATTTAGTGTTTGTCATTATCTATTTGAGATAACAAAAAGGCCACCGGCGAAGGTGGCCTTAAATATAGGCGTTGAAAACATACGTGAAATGGTGGCCCCTGCCGGATTCGAACCGGCGACTCGGCCCTTATGAGGGGCTTACTCTCACCGCTGAGTTAAGGGGCCTGATTGCTGACTTGTGCCCGCCTACCGATCAGGCTGGTTCGTTTTTCAGCGCAAATAAACGCTCATCCAGTTCCTGCCGATAATGTGCCATAACATTTAGTTGCGACTGCAAGCGGGATTGATCTAACGGTTCGAGATCCAGAAACTGACGCGTACCAATGAAGCCGTTTAGCTTGGTAATGCGATCGCATAACTGCGCACGTTCGGCCAGCATACGCTGGTGGTGCGGAGCAAGACCTTCAATATTGCCGAGCGGGAGAGAGGCACGCTCAAAAACGTCTTTTGGACTCCAGCTGATATAGCCTTTGTGGCTGTCGGTATTAGGCTGGCCACCATCGTGATACTCGACGAGATAGCCCTCATCTGCGCCATTCTCGTTTTCTGGCAGCGTCCAACCGCGTAAATTGATGTACTCCTGACGCGTCATAGGCGTGCCATTGACGATCTTAGTGCTCACATATTGCTGCATTTTAGTGCCCCTGGTAGTTGGAAAACGCGTGGTGCCGGGTGCTTACCGGCTAACAATCAGCGTCAGGCCGCGCAATAGCACGACAGCCCCACATACAGGCTTCCTGCATTTTTGTGCGTGCGACCGACAGGCAGCGCAGGGCGTCATCAATCTCGCGCGCCTGCTCTGTGCTTAACAGTGCTGGGCCATTGCGTGCAGCCATCAGCTCCTCGCGCTCGGTATCGAGAAGACTGCAAAAGTGACGACTAACGTCCTTCAGGCGGTTCATGCGCTCAATGTCGCCTGGTGTTAACGTGCGGTAGCCTTTGACGGTGCTGCCATCTTGGGGAATTGCTTCACTCATAGTTATGACCCTTAATCGAGATAGTAATCATCATTCAGACGACGACGGTTCCCGCTGCTTGCATTAGACGGGCAGGCATTAGAATTGTGGCCAGACTTGCCGCAGTAACCGCAGCGCAGGTTCGCACGGCGGGCTGAACCTCCCCATGTTTTTGGGCAATTCGCTACGGTGTGCAGCGTTGAGCCGCAGTAGGTACAACGTGAATAACTCATTGGCTCACCTTCTGGCAGTTCGTCTGCCTTTGCGTGAATTGGCATTAAACGCCAGGACACCGTTTATCGATCGTGCCTGTGGTTATGTTGTGGCGGTGGTGCCTCCACCTGGGGCAAGCCCCGACGTCTGTCCACTCTTTCAATACATCATCAAACGTCACATCCGCTAGGTGCATTACCACAACCGAAAACCTTGTCGCGACCGGGCTTTCGGTTGTGCGCTCCGTTGTCAGGGAGCTACTGCTCAGAGCTCAAAATATTCAGAAAAAAAGCCCATCACGGGATGGGCAACGTCTACACACAGCAATTCATGGAAGTTTTGGTGATAATAGCAATGGGCTTTGCCGGTTACTTTCGTCCGGCGACACCCAGTGAAGTGGGTGACAGGTGGTTATGGGCCAGATGCTGATCTTCTGGTTGTCTTTTCAACTGCAATTCTCCACAACGGGGTGAATCATCCCCCCAGGGTTTCACTTCCCCGATAAGGTTCCCCGCGCTTAACTCCACTCGGGCCGCTTCGCGCTGCGGCTTGTGTGGCTACCCGCCCCCACCAGTCGCGAAACCGGACCAGAGGCAAGAATGATTCACTCCGTTGTGTGCTGGGTTTCCACCAGCTCCCATCTGTTTTTTAAGCCACTCAGATATCGTCTGGGCTTTACTGCTTGTGGTGGCCGGTGCCGATCTCCGGCTTTCGGACTGGTTGTGCCAGTACCCGCACGGATTAAAAGTCCGCTGCACATCAGCCTGTGCATTCACCACAATCAAAAAGAGCGATCCCCTCAGCTATGCGGCTTGGCCGGGAACCGTAATTCCGCCGCCTGTAGGTACAGTTTTTCACGCCCGCGCTCTTTGGTTGTGGTGCTGTCTCTCCAGCTGTCACCTCAGTTTTTATTTCAGCCGGTTACGCGTCCGGCGCTTCTCAAAGAAGCCGCAATGTCCTGCAGTTGCCGGTGCTTACCCGGCGCGGCCACTCAGGCGACTGGTCAACCTGGCCGCTGGCGTCCTCAGAGGAAAAAGCAATCTCGCCAGTCTTGCGTCACGTTTGCACCGTGAACTTTTACTCACACCCGAAAGGCCACTGGCGCATGCATGCCCAACACGCTGTCGTTCGGCGCTGGCGGTGAAAATGCCTTTACCGAAAATCCAATGGCCTTACGGGTGCGCCCACACTATTGCAGTGGACGCAGACGGCTATCGGGAAACGTCACCCGGCTGAAGCGTAGGAGCCACCGCGCTACAACGAAAAGGGCGCTTAACTTTTCAGACCAAACGCGCTTTTCTGTTGCACCCTCGGAAGGGTTGTGGCTGTAACTAAATGTTTAGTGTTTATTGAATCTACACCGTTGACGATCTGTGAGTCAACAACTCGTTTTGCGGTTTTTACCCAACAGCGGGCCACCAGCCTGAAAACATCATGATGCCGAAAGCGCCAGGGCCAGTTGAGCCGGGACTTCAGCGGTTTTTTGTATGCGGTCGCGCGGCGGTAATAAATTTTTCCCGTATTACGCTCGTGTTTTTTGGTGCGCTACGTGAATTCTGGCGTAGAAGAGCCCCCGAAAAATTCTAATTTTCACGTACGCGCATCTGGGGTAATGTGTCGTTAATCATTGCGGCAATTATTAAGGATATAAAATGGCAACCAAACCCGCCCAGCGTTTCTCTGAAATTCAAAAAAATACGCTTTTCCTTTTGTACGCCCTGGAATTGAAAGGCATGACCGGGCCAGTTCCTGGTGCCCGGCTGCTGAAGATGATCAATGACAACACCCAGGGTTTTACCACGCACCGGAACAACTACAATTTGTCCTGCCGAAAACTGGTGATGTCCGGTCACCTTAAAAAGTTCCGCAACCAGAGTCTGCAACTGGCATTCTCGCTCACCGATGCTGGCCGTGAGAAAGCGACAGAAATTTACCTTCACAAAACTGAACAGAGTACGTTCGCTAATAGTCACTGATGGTAATAGTAAATATCGGGTCTTAAATATCGACAACATGTAACAGTGATCACTCAAATATCAACTATACATAATGGGAATTATATAAAGTTGACTGTGGATAAGTGCTGTATCGGTTTGTAACGCGCCATAGCCACCGCGATTGCGATAATCCCTGTCTATGGACCGAATTCATGAAAATCGAAGGCATTATTGTTATCCCTTAAGGGCTAACCCGTTAGTGCCGAAGAGATTAATTTAAATAATTGGTATCTCGGCGCTATTTTCGGGTTGATTTTGCTACGAAGCTCACAATCTATGAGGACTTTGTTGCACTTATAAACTGACTGGTCAAATAGTCGCCTATTGTGTCAACTTTTACATTTATTCAGAGCAATCCTAATGATATAAATTGACGCAATACAGTTTTAATAAGCACTAAACATTTATCGGTGAGGTGGCAATTGGCCCGCGAAGTAACAATGAAGGATGTTGAGGACGCGTATAGACTCTGCGGAGAACCAGCATCAAGTCGTAAGTTTGTTTTAATCATTTCCTCTCACATCATGATCGTGAATGGATACCGCCGTGAATCGGCTGAGATGCAAAATAGTCTCCTGAAAACAATACGTTGCCTTATCTCTGCTTTTCTCGCCCGTTTAGAGCTTAACGCCAGTATCCTGGCCTGATCTCTCCCCCCAGTTAGGCGCGGCTTACTTTTCTGCGAGGTCGATCGCGCTTTTTTTACTCTTTCTCCCCTGAAAGGGCGTGCACTGCTTTAAAAAACACTATATTTTTTATACATTGTCATCGCTCACTTACATACCGTTCTTCATGCAGGGTAGAAAAAACATGACTGACTACAACCTCGCGGAACGCCTGTATCTGGAATTCATGACCTTTCGAAGGGAATTCCTTGATGAGGCACTTCATCGAGCTGAATATAAAATTACAAGCCGGTACGGCGAAGTTTTTCGCCCTGTTGTGCTGTTGCAGCCGGACGAGCATTCTACATACAGCGCCAAAATTCAAAAATGGGTTGATTACGCAGAGAAGCTGGAAGAGTTCCCCGATCTGCATATTCCACCTCAGGTATTTAAGCCCTATCCAAAAATGATCGCTGGTGCCACGCGAGTGCGTGTGTACGAGCTTGATGCGGTTACCGTTCGTAACTGGCCGGTATCGAAAGTGATTGAGGCCATGCAGGCGAAGATCCGCCGGTCGCGGGCAAAGCCTGAATGCGATGAGCTGTGTGCGCAGCTGCATAAGGAAATTGAGTTGCTATCAACTTTCCCGGGCGATGCGCGGATGTATATGCGCCGTGAGGGGTTCAAAGATACGATCGCCAATATCGCTTATGAGGGCAGCACCGAGCTGGAGCTGGAGCGCGTCTCTTCCCATGGGTTGTTTATCGTGAATAACGACCAGCTGAGACTTTCTACGAAACCCACGCGTGAGCGCGAATCCACCAGCCCTTATGACATGATTGAGGGCATACCAACGGCGATGTGGCCAGACACGAAGCTGTATCTGGTCGAAGAGGTGGAAAAGGTTCGCGATCGCCTGGCGGAATATCGTGAAAAAAATAAACGCCAGTTAAGAGCAGCATCAGAACGAAAGAGCCGACAGAAGCGCATGATGAAGGATGCCGTTGCAGGCACCGCATCATCAAAGCGAGAAGGGAGTTAACTCGCCAGCAGCGCCAGCGCTTCGTCCCTTTCATGCATGCCATCCTGACTAAGAACCTCATTCGCCGGAACGTAGTTTGCCAGCATGGCAAAGCAATATGTATCCCACCGGTCCGGCGACTTGATGTTTAGCTTCTGCCGCATCACTTCTTTCTTCATAACCAGCCATTGCCCGTGCTCATTCAGCAGGATTGGGATCTTCGATGCCTGCTCGACCGTTTTATCATCCCGGTCAAGGCGCATCCTTCCCTGGCGAATGGCGAACTGCGCCATGATGTTCGCGTAGGCACGCTGGTTCACAAAGCGCTTGCGGTCGCTTCTGCTGTGCATTGGGAAGCCCCAGCGAATGCGCTGCACGTCGATCCCGTAATTCTCATAGAGTTTGTCAGCTGTTGCAGAGCCGACGCCGTCACCATCGACTACTATCGTGATGTTCGGGAATACAGAAGGGTCACATTTAGCGTAAATGAAGTCAGCGAACTTCGTCGGCGTGATCGTGGTATCCATTTCGTATACCTTATAAGGCACAACTCGCCGCGTCAGGCCGCTGCCGCTCACCCGGAAAATACTTAATATGGACTTGTCTCGCCCGTTCCCCACGTCGCAGCAGGCCACCCAGCCCCAGCCTTTCGGGAGCAGTACCTTGCGCCTCTGGGCGCTCTCGCATTCATCTCGCCCCAGTAGATAATCGCTGGTGGTTTTGGGGAACCGCCCCAGCACCTTAATCTGATATTCCGGGTTATTACGCCCGCCGTATTTTGCCAGGAACTGCCGGATCGCCTTCAGGGTGACCAGTGGCGATTCCTCAGAATTCAGCATGATCGAGGTAAACAGCCCTTTCGGGTTGTGCGGGCCTTTCGCCAGGCTGTGATGCGAATCGTAAAAGCGCCCGCTCGGACGCGTCGGCTGGGAGATCAGCATCAGCCGGTTATCTTCCTGCGTCAGCGCCCCCTCAATGATACCAAATGCCTTATCGCTGACGCCGGAGGCCTCATCGACGATATACCACAGGTGCTCTGCGTGCTCACCGGCTAGTGCTTCTTCGTTGCCCAGGCGGAAACCCTTCGGCACCACTTCCCAGACACCTTTGTTGGTGATCTCGTAAAAGCAGGTATCTGTCAGTACAAAGTATTCAGCGAGCCATGGAAAGCGCTTGCAGGCTGTTGCCCAGTGCATTTTCATGTATTTGAAAACGCCGGTCATGACCTGTTTTATTTTGTTGGCCACGATGATGGTACGGGCGCCCGGGTAGAACATCTGGAAACAGAGGATCATGGCGCCGGTGACGTCAGATTTCCCGGTACCGTGCCCGGATGTAACCGATACCCAGTTACCCGTTTCCTGCGCCTCCTGGACCACCAGCATCTGCTGCCAGGTCAGCTCGCGACCGAAGAGCACTTCAATGGCCGTCACCCAGTCGTAACGGTACTTCACCACCATATCCAGCCAGCGCGGATCTGTTACTGCCGATTTGATTACCTTAGGCGCCATCGTAGTCATGACCTCGCGCGTCATCGAATTCGCCGTCGCCATACAGCGATTCGTTCAGCTCTTCGTCAGCCTCTTCACCCGGGCCGAACGGCGCGGCCAGCTCGATATCATTCAGGTTGCCCTCCTCATCGAGATCCCCTACTCCCAGCGTCTCCACTATGTCGGCCACAAGGTTACGTTTCTTCTCGATCATGTCCTGCAGGCTGGCTTTAGTGATGGCCTGCCGTTCACGGGACATACGTTCGAGCTCTTCCATGCTGACGTCTGCCGGTGTGTCATCTTTCGCTGGTGGGGCTTTCAGCTCGGCGCGAACCAGCTCCAGCAGGAATGGCGGCACTTTCGCCCCGTTCATTTCGATGTATTCCGCAGTTTCCTGCGCGCTCCAGCCCTCGCTTTTCTTCTTGTTGTAGGCGCGCTTGATGATCGCTGGCTCACCTATTTTCTGGTCATGCTTTTCCTGTTCGCGCTGTTCCTTATGGTAGGACTGGCGAAGCTGGGCCATTGTCCGGGACAGGTCCGCAATCGCACCTGAGGCTGAAAGAAACACGCCCATCAGCTTCATGATCGGCGGCGTGCCCTCATCATCCGCATTAGATTTCGTTTCCCCGTAGAGCTGAATGATTTGCTGCCGCCCGCGCTCAATCAGCAGCATGTGCGCCAGCGATTTTTCAATCATCAGCATTTCAACTTTGTCAGCACCGGCCTCCTCAAGCAGCTGCCGGGCGGCGGCCATATCTTCCGGGGTCGGTAAAAGGAATAAGTTGGGATCAACGTTCCGGGCGTCATCGAGCGCACTGGCAGGATTGTAATCAGGGACCTGATCACGAACCTCAGCGATCACTTTTCCCATCAATTCCATGGTCGGGGTGGCGACCGCCTTCTTGCCCCTTGCCTGAGAAGCCCCTGATTTACTGGGCTTCCCGGCGGTGCGGCTGGCGGTTCGTGCGGTTTTGGTTTGTGTTTTTGGCTGCTTTTTGGAGTGATCACCGGTTTGATCATTCGAATGATCACCACCCAGCTTGATCACCTTCTTTTGCCCTGCTGGTTGCCCCTCATTACTCCTCAGGTAACGCCGCGCTGTATTAGCGTTCAACCCATGCTGGGCGGCGTATTCGGCTATGGTCATACCCGGAGAGGCAGCGAGCAGTAACTTATAGTTTTCTTTATGTTCGTCCCAGGTCATGCAGGCCATCTTCAATGCAACAGACACTAAATTGATCATAACGAAAGTAAGGTGGCTTTGATCAGTGACTGATCATTAGGTGATCATGCTGGTGATCAGCTGAGGCGGGAGGCTAAAAATGTCGCGCTACGCTGCAATTTGAATGGTTTTTTGTTGCAAAATTAATGTGTTTCTGCAATATTTTCGCTGCTGTAAAACACCTTTTTATTCAATCTAAGGAGCAATTTATGAAGCAGAAGCCTGTGTTAGTGGCTATCGATGGCGGTTCTGGAAATATTGCTGTTCGTTATCTTAATGAAGACGGCAAAGCACATCAGTTCATCATGCGCTCGGTGATTCGCCGCGGCCATCTCCAGCAAGGCAGTAAAGAGTCCAATAGCACCTGGCACACTGCAGAGGGTGAACTCTATTCTGTCACCTCCACCGGCTCCCGCATGGACCTGGTTGACACCTGCGATCCCCAGTATCAAATTTCTGACGCTAACCGCGTGCTGGTTGTTGACGCCCTTGTGAAAGCCGGGCTGGAAGGCCGCGATATTATCCTTGCTGATACCCTGCCTGCAGATCAGTTCTACGGCGAAAACGGTATTAACCACGAGCGCATCGAGGCGAAGAAAAAGTCTCTGATGCTGCCGGTGAAAAACTACACCGGTAAAGTTACACCTCCGCGAATTCTGGAAGTAAAAATCTGGCCCGAAGCTGTGCCTGCCTTTGTTTCTGCATCTGTCGCAGATGATGGTTCAGAAAACCCGGCCATGGAAGGCGTGCGCCATTCCATCGTTGTAGACATCGGTCGCTTCACTTGCGATCTCGCCATGCTGGACGATAACGACGACGTGATTAGCCGCCTGACGACAGAGAACGGCATCCACATGCTGATTAAACGCTTCCATGCGCTGCTGATGGAGCACGAGCAGGAGCTGGGCATTGTTGAGGCGAAAGAAATCAACCCGGCAGCGCTCGATACGATTATTGAAAACGGCTACATCGGTTCCAGCGCACCCGCGATGGCATCAAAGCGCATCAATATTGAGAAGCTGGTGAAGATCGCCGCGCAGGAGCTGGCAAGCCTGATCCGCTCCGACATCCGGGCGCTGCATCGCAACCTTTCTGATATTGACGTGCTGCTGGTCGTTGGTGGCGGCGCGAACTGGCTGGGCGGCAGACTGAGCTATTTACCGAACTATGCTGAAGAGTGGCACCAGTACGTGTATATCCCGGAGCAGCCGGAGATGGCAGTTGTACGTGGTGTTCATCTGCTTGCCCTCGGTGAGCATCAGGAACTGGAGAATGAATAATTATGGCTGAACGCCCTAAGCGCCAGACATTACAGCTGGATATCACGCAGGCCGCTCGCCAGTCCCCTTCTATCGCTCGGTTACACGAGCGATTTAAAGGCGAACGCACCAGCATAGTGAAGCGCGCCATCCTCACAGATACCCTGCGTAGCGGCGCGATGGTTGAAGAGGCCGGGCTGAGTAATGTCTTTGCCTTCCTGGATACGCAAAAGTTCCACCTTGCGTCACAGATGGAAAAGCAAATGATGATCCTGCAGGCTTTTCAGCTGCGACTGGATGTGGATATTTCGACAATCCCGGCGGCCACCAGCAGTTTGCCGGCAACGCCACCAGCGGAAGAGCCAAAGCCAGCTGAAACAGTGACAACGCAGGCGCAGGACGAACCCGCGCAGGTAAATCAGGAAGATGAGCAGCCTGTTGCCGGTGACTCCCAGGAGATCACCGCTGCAACAACCGTAACAAAACGATTTAAGAAGTTCGGCAGCGCCTGACCATCGCATCAAAACAGGAGCGGGCAAACCGGTGTAACTCCCGGGTTTGCTCCTCCTTATCCATTCGGTTACCGGACACCATTTCCTTCGAAACTTCATCCATCCGATCGTAGGCCATCCTCCCTTTGAAGAAACGCGAATCCATCGATACCAGCCTGAACGTCATGGGCCGGACCGATTTATCAACGATCGCGTGGGAGTAGTTCGAGAAGCAGATTGAGCGCATGATCAGGTAAACGGCGCGCTGTTCGACGTGCATATCAGGGTATTTTCTTCGCATGATATCAGCGACGTCAGGGGCAGTTAAGGCGCCGCCATTCTCAAGCATGAAGCGAGATATCTCCCAGGAGCTTACCTTTTGGGGTTTCTTCATTGAGCCGCCAGCAAATAACACTAAATTAATATCTGGTCGGATTATAAGCAGCGCTATCCGCAAAAACTATGCGCTTTTTGAGGCAGGTATAAGAAAAAAGGCGCTTAAGTGCGCCTTATAGGTATGTGTCAAATCTGAGAATGCCACAAAGCCATCCTCAGCCGTAGAGTAGCTATTTTCCTGCATGGCGGCAAGTGTGATGTGCCGGAAGGTCGCTTGATCTCGATATCAAATACACTAAACTTTAATTACTGCATTTTGGTACCCGTCCTGAGCTTCCGCACCACCCCCACCAGGTGAACTCACAGCGCTGCGTATTTACTCCCAGTGTTGCGAGGTATCTGGCGTACCGGCAGCATTACATACGGCATCCATGTGTTTCTGTATCCACTCAGCGAGTTTAAGCCCCTCTTTCTCCGCTTGTCTCACATAGCGGATTTTGCGATCGGGCGTAACGCGCATATGCACATGAGCAGTGGCTGGTGCTACGTCTTTCATCGAGTTTAAGCTGCGTGGATCACGCGCTGCTGCCTTATCGTTCATTACTGGAATCCTTAAGCGCTTTTATCTTTGCCATGTGACAACAAGGACATAGTGATACCCTCCCCATTTGCTTGTCAACACATGCAAATGAGTAATGCCATTCCATACCTGTTTGCTCGGGATTCTGGGCGCTAGGTATCTCAGAAATTAGGCCTCACCCGCCCTGTTCCACCGCCATATCCGGGCTGTCCGGCCATTCAGGATCAAGGTTGGCACTGTTGTACCTCTCCCGCGGTGCTGGCGAACTGTTGCCGCATGGCGGCTCCACCTTAGACCAGCGCCCAGCCCACCAGTACCGACCATTCCGGTGCTCTGCTGTGCCGCATATTCCGCAGATGTAAACGCTGCCGGGTTGCCACCAGCTATATTGGTGGCCATGAATATTCCCCACTCTCTCAATCGCTGTTCTCGGCATGTTCCCCCCTGCATGCCGGGCATGTTCCGTAGATGTCATGCGGGAAGCTGCTGCTCAGTTCATCCAGCCAGCGCTCATGGTCATAGCACCAGAACGCTTCCCAGGGGACCTTATGCCGCTTCATCTGCGCTCGCAGCGGGGTGGGCATGTCCTTAGGCTCGATCTCTTCCGGCAGTAGCTGGCCGCTTAACTCTCGCTCCATGCGCAGCAGCTGCCGTTGAAGATCGACAACCTCTGCCTCGAGTAACGCACATTTGGCCTGTAAATCTGCTTTAGTTGGCATTGCCGGCAACCGGATTTGTTGCTGTGCTAAGCTCTTTCAGGCGTTCTTCCGTTATTGGCTTGCTCATTGCTTATATCTCTCGCGGATTTCGTTCATAGTCTCGTTAATAATCCGCACCAGGCAACGCGCATCTTCTGTATCTGCCAGCTGCGAGTATCCGTTTGCGGTATGCTGCAACGGGGCTTTCACGATACTCAGCACGTCCAGCGCCCGCTGCGCGTCATCCTCGGCAATCATCAGCGCGGCCAGTTCGCGTTGCTGTTGGGCGATCAGGTCGTGGATCTCCTGCTGGTGCTCCAGCATCATTTTGTTGAGGCGCTGGCTATGACGGGCAAGCAGCTCTTCGCGTTTACTCATTTACGCACCACTGGGATCGCAGTCCAGACCGTTGAGCCACAATCACAAGACGTCGGGTGGTGATCGACTGAAAGATGTTCGCAGCCCGTACACTCGTACAGGGTGTAATCTGCTTTGGCTTCCATCTGCACTGGCGGCGCGGCATACAATAGCCCTGGCGCAATGTCAGGGCGTAACGCGCGGATATCGCATGTGCGAGGACTCTGTGGGTGTGACCATGCCACTACTTCGGCAACCGGCTGGGCTGGTGGTTTCCCCTGCTCTTGCAGTGCCACCAGCGCCAATTCAGCCAGGCGCAAATCTACCCGGGCGGCATCCAGCACCTGGGCCGGAGCGCCGTAGTTAAGTTGCGTCTGCGCCTCCTCGATACGGATTCTGGCAATCTTGATTAACAGCTCGTTTGTAGGATCCATTATTTACCGTCCTTTGGTTGCATGGCGGCGCGGCAGGCATTAACCAACGTCAGCAGGTCGCGGCGATTTACCTTGCATGAGTGCTCATCCATGTGATGCCAGTCAGTGACGTGATTTGCCTCATGTTCAAGACTGTTAAGCACGCCATCAGGCACTACCGGCGCTGGCGGGGCAGCGTAGAGGTGATTAATCCCGTCCGGCAGCAGCCCTAAATCGGGACGTTTCCCCTCTGTAACACGCCCAGCGTTTATGTCCTGGTCGCCTTCTATTTCAACGAAATAAACTGGTTCAGCCGTCAGTGCCGCCAGTGCGATTTCAAATAGGGCGTTATCCATTGCTAGCCCGGAAGCGTCAGGCGCTGCGGCAATGTGTCGGTCGTTTATCTCTGACACCCTACGCGCCCTTGCTATCAACTGCTTTTTGGTGAATTGCATTATTCGATCTCCGGCAGGCGGTAAAGTTTTATCACGCGGCGCTCATCGGCGTGAGGTGTGACAGGCTTGCAGGTGAACAGGTATCCGCAGCCGCCTCGGTCAACATCACGCAACTCTACTTCGTCAGTCCACCCCACTGGCTCAGCCGTCAGCGATGCCAGTGCTGCATTAAGCAAGGCAATGCTCACCTCACACGCGGAACGTTCAGCAGGTGATGGTGTAGTTTCGGCGATCTCCCGCGCAGCCCCAATGCGCTCTTGAGCGCACCATATCAAATGCTCTTTGGTTAACATCGGTTAGTCCTCACCTTTGAAATATCGCTTATGGCCGTTTTTCTCTAACATCCGATCAATTAGCTTCACGTTCTTGCGCCAGATCTCGTCTGATTTATCTTCACCGCAGCCAATCATTGAGGCCATGTCATCGGTCATCCGCTTAATGGCCTCCAGCTGCGCTGGGGTAAAATCGAGTTTATTCTTCGCTGCTTTCAGGGCGGCGATTTCATCCACCAGCGCGATCACTGCCTGCGCGGTGGCATGCTCATGGAAACCGTCGCCGTCGTCGCCATAGTTCTCGTTCGCCAGGGCTTCGAGGGCTTTACGGCGCAGCTTGTCCTTCTCTTTCTGAGTGAGGCGCTTGAACTCATTAGCCATTACGCAACGCCATTGATAATTGCAGCCTTACACAGATCCCAGATACCCTGCGCATCAACGCCGCCGTCACTCATATCGCAAATACCGTCCATTACCGGACGCGGCACATCGTCCGGGGCCATCAGCGCGGCAAGCGCAATTTCAAGTATGCGCAAATTCATCAGCGCCTCTTTGCGGTGCTCGTTATCAATTTGGCGATCAGGCTTTATACGCGCGGCCTTGTCCATGATGTGTGCGATTAATTGTGTGTCGGTAAATCCACCCATATCCCGCGCCCTCATAGCGTCAATAAATGCCTCTTTACGCTCCGCATCTTCGGGCAGCTCAATGCCGGACATATCGACCATATGGTGACGGTCAATCGGTGCCGCCTGCTCCAGCACGTCGCCAGGCACGCCACCAGCCAGCACCTTTTCGGCCCAGTCTCGGTCAAAGCCCGGCATTACCGGGAACGTTGCGACGATTTCAGCTGGGATCGCGTCGATGTAGTCCAGCGCGGCGCGGGCCACTTCTCCGGCCTCTTTCACGTTGGCATTAGTGGTGATCACCCCATCGACAAATTGCGCAACTGATCGCTGCTCTTCGTCGGCAAGAATGCGACCAAGGTCAAACTCGATGGAGTCAATCACATAGGCAACATAGCCCTCTTGGGAGCTGAACATCGCGTTATGAATCTGCTCAGGTGTTATTTTGCTCATTTTTGGCTTCCTGCTCGTCGGCATATTTCTCAAGTGCGCTATCAACCCACTCAGAGAGTTTTACGCCTCGCTCGTTTGCCAGGCGGATATAACGAACCTTCTTTTCCGGGGTTGTGCGCGAGTGAATAACGGCTTCGCGGCGTACTTCTTTGGCGGCGTTCTGGTTGCCGCGCAGCCCCTGATAAAGCTCATCAGGGGCAACTTTATTTTTTTTCAATCCTCACTCCTTTTTATGGGGTTGGTGTATAGGGGATTTCGCGTGACCGGCCACAGAGCGGCAGGCATCACCCAATCTCACGATTCTCTCTCCGTTCATACAAAATTGCTTCATCCGGCCCTGCTGGTGGTCCTCTGGGCTAAAGTAGCTCGCCTGTAGCGGGTTATGGGTCCGGTTACTTTCGCAGACCTTATGGAATGTACCTTCGGCATGCTGCACCACGTATCCATTAAGCGAACCAGCGCCGTCGGGCATTGCGTCCAGCACATAGTTGATTGCCAGCGCTTCGTCGTGCGCAGCCCCTACTATTTCTTTGAAGCCTTCGCCGTAAATGTCGATCCCCATTCGGCTGTTATGGATTGCACGCTGTTCAGGGGTTAGGCCGTCGCGAATAATGCCGTCGAATTCGTCGTTTTCTTCCAGCGCTGCGGCGTGTGCAGCATTGATAATTAACATTTTCAGACCTGCGGTGTGGGCGGGCCAGAAACGCTGCAATGCCGGTGTGCTGAATTCCGGTAATGAATGGTCAAGCGCGGAGTTAACCGCCAGTGCTTCACCGTGAGCCGCCTCAATATCAGCTGCCAGCATACCCGGATGCAGGCGCTCAGTCTGCGACAGCACAAAGTCAAAATCGTCAGGAGTAAGGCCATACTTCCGCCCAAACTCCGGCAGCTGATCAGCGTTACCGATCAGGCGGTCAATTTTGCGTGCCAGTGCCTCGGCCAGCTCCAGATCCTCACGCTGGCGTACCGGGTTGCCCAGCCAGAATTCAGCGCGTATGACTTCGGCAACACGGCGCGGTTCGTCAGCTTCATGACGGCGCTCGACCTCCGCGTTAGCTTTCTTCTCCAGGAGGTGAAGAGAGGCGCACGTCTCGTTTTTGCCGATAATCAAGCATTGTGCCACCAGCGCCCACAGGTCAGCCGTCAGCACGTTACGTCCACGATGGAACGGGTTAGCGGCGGGGGTGAAGTAGTCAGGGTTACGCAGGCTGTTAACGGTGGCATTTTCGGTCAGCAGCTCAGTGCGGACGTTATAGGCAACGCGGGCAATGGTGGCCACATCGGTAAAAGTCATCGCGGCCAGGGCTTCGTCTACCGCTTTCGCTTTGCTCTGCTCGATACGGGCAGCGACTTCACCTTTCAGGCGTTTGTATTCAGCCTTAAACGCCGGGACATCTTCGATATCGATCCACCAGCCACAGGAATAACCTTCATCGTATACTGGGCAATCATCACAGTATTTACCAAACTCTGTTCCGCGCAGCAGATCATCCATCGCTTCCAGCTCAGCCTCAGTGGCTTTTTCAACCAGAAAATGATGCTTACGACCGCGCAGCAACTCAGAGGAACGGACGCCGAACGGAGAGCTTTCTTTATGGAATTTATCGGATTCAGTGGTGCTCTGGCGGGACAGTTTCATTTGGTGATCCTTAATCTCTATTTCGGTAAGCGCCGATTCGCAGGGGATGTTTTATCGCCTGAAAAGAAATATACGCGCGGCACTCACCATTTGCAATCTGTTTTGTGATACAAAACGGTTTGAGTAAAAAAAGCCCGTGTGAATCGGGCCTTCTTTAACTGCTTATGCTGTATCACCAGGAATGGCCACCAGCTTTCCTAGCGCCTCAAATTGCGCAGGGGCATTGTCCAGTTGCTCTGAATTGCCAGGCAACTCACCACGCAGACAATCTGCTGCGCTTATAAAACCTCCCCTGGTGAGGTAACTGGTTGCGCGCTTTACAAGCTCACTGCTGTGGTTATATTTCTTCAATGAGCGGCACAGTACCTTTATCAACATCACCAAATTCTGCTGCTCGATGACCAGGCGATCACATTCCCCATTGCGCTGCTGCACAACCGAGCTCAGATCGTTAACACGCCGCTCCAGCCCCTCGGCATCCGCTGGTTGTTCAACATATCCGCTGTGTGCGTCGGCATCGTACGTCAAAATATCCGGCGCATCCGCTAACTCACCAATCAGGTGACGCATTCTGTCAGCTTCGTATCGAACACGATCAGGATACTCAGAGCGGTCTACTGTGATGCCTTCCCACTGGCGCTGGTCTTTTCGATGCAAAATCGCGGTCCAGTTAGTTTTACCGTTTGATTCAGGCATGGATCCGTACCAGGCAGTTAACCCTTGCTTCTGAATTTCGGCTTTACCCTGGAGCATGGCGGCGCGGACTGTGTGAGCAATGCGTTCACGTAGTTGCTGGGTGCCGTGATATTCGATGGCGATATCGCGCAGCTCATTTACCAGGTCGCGAATCTGATGGTCTTTCATCGCTACCGGCGCTGACGGGGCGGCGTAGAGAATGCGCAGGCTTTCAGCTCCGAGTTTAACGTGATCGTCGTACTGCACTTTATCCAGGTCCCGCCAGTGCTCGCCATACCTCACCTGATACAGTGGCTCTTGCTCCATGCCGGCAAGCAGCTGGTGGGCCATATTACGCACTACCTGAGGCGTGGCCACGTCATCATTCAGGTAATCCCACGCGTGGATCATCCCGTCCGTGTTCTCTTTGCACAGGTCCGGGTTTTCATCGGCCAGCGCCGTGATCACTTCGTTCGCGCTATCGATTATTTTCTTTAAATATTCTTTGCTTAATTCAGTCATGGGTGAGCCTTAGCGATACCTTTATCGCAAATACCCTCACCGGCGCGGGGCCAAAGTGCGGATGTGTGATTGTCTTGATTTCGTAGCCACGGTAGAGAACATCGATTCGGCGGCTCTCGTCATTTCGGTCCGGGTAACCTTTTGTGATGATCAGGCGATCAAACTCCCTCGGCAGACCGCTGGTTGCTTCAATCAGGCGCTTACTCCAATACGAATTGACCAGGCGGTACTCTTCCACCTTCTCGCCACGCTTCATTGCGTCGAAGTATTCGCCTTTGACGGCCAGTTGAAGATTCTTAACCGCCATCAAAATACCTCCGAGAGATCGACATCTTTTCCCGTGGTCCGGTAAATGTATTCCCGCTTGCGATACGCTTCGTGCATGCACCGGCGGCATGCATCCAAGTGCGCATTAGGGTTGCTGTCCGCCCCTTTGATAGATTTTGCAGAGCGCGTGGTATACGTTCCGCACACACACCTGACTACCCAACTGCCCTTTTTCTCTTTCATCAGGCCAATTACAGTAAATCTCCCCTTCTTTCTGCCCGTTAGATCAACAAAAGAAGGATTCATAGCAAGCGCTTTCACCGGCACTGTTTCTGGAGGCCCGATATACTCATCACCGTTAATCTGGCAGTCAGGTTGATACTCAAATCCCTTACCCGTTACGATTGCCGCCATTTTGTTTACCGGTGCCAGGTGGGTTTCATAAATTTTGGCCTCAGCAGCCATATCACCCCTCCCAGCTGGTGCGGATGCCAGCGGCAGTAGCTGATTGGTCATACGCACGCTTCGCAGCATTAAGAATTACTGCCAGTGACGTTTGCGCGCCATCCATGCGGATCGTGTTGTGAATCGTAGCCATGGATTCACGCAATTTCGTGTGGCTCTGCTCCAACTCAGCCACACGCTGCCGAAGCTCCTGCAGCTCAATATCCTGCTGGTTTACAACGCGGTTTGCTGCCGCTCGAAGTTTTTCGCGATTATCCAGCTCATCCAGCAGAGCCAGCACGGCATCCGGCGTTGCCGCCTCTTTGAATTCCAACCGGGCAACCATCGCTTTGGTATATCGTGAAATATTCCCTAACTCTTTTGCTTTGATTGCCGCTTCACGCAGCGCCTGTTTGTTGGTCATTGGGCTGCCTCCTGGCGCAGTTGGGCGGCGACAAATTCGGCAACCCCCTGCGCTTCTTTGTGTTCTTCAGCGAAAAACACGTTTATTGGCTTGAGTTCTTCATATTTTCTCCTGTGCTGGTCAGCAACTGCATCAGCACCCTGCGCCCGAACTTCAGCCATGAAGGCGTCGGTGGCCGGGGTATCAACATCCAGTACAAACTGGAACTCATGAAGTGTCTGCCCATCCATGAAATCACCAGTTTCCGGGTTTATGGTGGTGTTGAATTTCTCGTAGACCTTGCATGCCTCATCCAGCAGCTCTCGGCCCTTAGCCTTCAACCTCGCATTCTCCGCAGCCAGCGCCGTGCCATTTTCTTCCTGCGCTTTCCACCCTTCCCACATAGCGGCCATCATCATGAACCAGGCGGTTCCACATCCGTCCTTCTTGTTGTCGAAGAACCAATTCACGAACTCGATGGTCATCCCGTTATCTTTCGCTAATTGCTCTCTGTTGTTCATGCTGATGCCCTTACCGTTTGATGTTGCACAAAACCATTAAGCCGACGACTGCACAAATCACACCGGCAATACCGCCAATAATCATCAGCGCCCAGACAAGAATCGTTCCAATCGTCGCTATCACTTAATTCCTCCGTCACGAATATTTTGTATGGCGAGGCGATTACCATTCCTTAATCGGATAACCTTTCTGTTTTCTAAACTACTGATAAGAAAACGTTGTCTGGCGGTTAACTCAGAAAAAACATCATCCCTACGCCATTCATCGTGCATGTCTTCCCATGCATCGCGTGGCGTGGCCCCCACGCCTAGAAGTCCGATCGCCTGGCACCACCACCAGCCGCCCCATTTGTGAATTTTTGGTTTGAAGTTCATTGATTGAAGTGTGAGCTTCTGGCTCATTGTGTAACGGCCTCCACTGCGTACTTCGCAAAATCCTCATCGCCTGTTTCACGATGCGCGAGGTTGCCGACGCTGTTCGTGACAAACTGCCCTTTGGGCAGGAAGGTGCGCGGGAACCGGTTATGCCACTGACCGTATTCGGTCGCCTCACCGCTGGCGAACTTCACCGGCCCGCAGACCGAGCACAGCAACATGCCCCTGCGTTCCGGCGCATAGCTCCAGTCGAAAAAGTCCGCAAAGGGGCCTTTAAAGCCCTGCGAGGACAGCGCGGTATTCTCACAGCACCCGCAATTTTCGCACTGGAAGAGGCTCACTCCGCCTCCTCCACACTCTTTTCGCCGTTGGCCCAGCCTTCGTCGTAGTCCACGCTACCCGGCGTCACGCAGCGGGCAGCGTGCTTAACGTCATCCCAGTTCATGTTGTTGGCGGCCCAGTCCTTAATTTCGTAATCGTCCGAACGGAACAACGGGAGGGTGTCTTCGGCCAGGCTGCGCTGGACATCGCCGCCGAACTCCGGGGCGTAATGCTCGGCGCGGTGCGTGGCGATCATCTGGACGGGAACCGCCCACACGCTGTCGTCGGGCATGGTGATATGTAGGTTTTTTGAGATAATGGTGCTCATTGTGCAGCCTCCTGAGCAGGCTGGTTGCTCGCGTCAATCAGCTGCAGCTCGGCATGCGCGGCACTGCGCCACTCGCTACCGTGGGTAAGATAGAGGTTGAGCATCCAGTGAATAGCCGCCGCCTGCTCGTGTTCTGCCTTACGCATAATGTCAGCGCCACCGATGCGCAGGCATTCAGCGATCGGGCTGCACAGGAAGTTCGGGCGTCCGAGAATTTCAATTAGATCGTCGTTAAGTGGTGCCAGCGTTACTGCCTCGGCGGCGCGCGGTAGACAGTCTTTATCCTCACCCATGAAGCGCAGCAGCAACTTCGCCATCCGCCACTTCTCTTCGTCGCCGTATGGGTTGTTCGCTATTTCTCTGATACGGCCCGTCCCAATGTCGCCACCATCAGGCCGAAAACCCGTATCTTGTGGGAGGCTCTTCGCCTGCTCGGTTTTGCCGGAGATCTCCAGATCTGCGGACAGCTCGATCTCCCCAAACTCCGCCATGAGCTTTTCGCGCACCCGTTTCACAATCTCATCGTAATTAGCGATGGTGGCTGCTTTTTCCGTTAATCCCTCGTCGTGCATCAGCTGCAGGCAGCGCTCGAAAGCCGCCTGGTTGATGTTGCCCGGCAGCCAGAAATAAAACGTCCCGCCCGACAGCGCGCTTTCTCGCACCAGCCGCCCCGCCGCGATCAGCTTTTTAATGCGGATCATGGACTGGCCTTCGCTGAGCGTAAGGCCCAGAGACTTACGGGAGCTGGTGCAAATTTGCGTGCTGCTGCGCATCCAGCTTTGTTCATTTGGGCAAAGCCCGACAATGCGCCCATCTCCGAAGTAGTTTTGCGTAACGGCCACCGGCAATTTCTTAAGAACGGCATACCATACCGCTCTCAGGATGAAGCTATCGGTTAACTTGCTCATTGTGCGGCCTCCCCGCGAATATTATTGAATGCCAGGCTGGTGGCCATAGCCCGGTCCACCAGCTTCGAGTTGTGGTATTTACCGATACCCCAGACGATTGCATGAAGAATCCAGAGGAAGTGGACACTGTATTTTTTGTAGGTTATGTCGCTGCACAGCTCCCATGTATCCACACACTTAGGCCAGTACGCTTCATAAACGGCGTGATACGCTAATACGTCGCTTCGGTAGTCCTCACGGCACAGGTCGCGTACGATTTCACGAATGCGGGCCTTGTCGCTGTCCGGCTCGTCGCTTTCGTCGTCCCAGTCAACGTCCGTCACATCTTCTTCGCCCTCTTCAAAGTAAGAGCTGAGCTGTTCTTTCAGGCTCACGCAAAATTCATCGTGATCGTATTCCTGCGCCAGGACGTCATGCGCTGAACGGCCCGCACCAGCTTCCAGCTTTTCAGACCAGTAGCCCGCATTGATCCCCTTTTCAAAGGCTCCCCCAAAGAATCTGAACATGTCGTGATTGCGGCTGAACGTCCACGTTCCCATATCGCCGGTGACGGCCAGATACCCGGGCCAGGTGACGATGTCGAAGTAATAACAAGAGGTGCCGGGCTCCTTGAAACGCAGGTGGCGGTATACGTCGTTATCCTGCAGGACGGTCATGCGGTGATGGCATACCTCCGATATGAAGCGACACATAAGGTCGCGTTCGCGGCGCTGGCTCACAGGGCTTCCTCCTGGCGAAGTCTGGCGGCAAAACGATGAGCGTCGTTAGCGATGCTCCGACGGCGATCCGCACTTCCATCGCGAGCGCCTTGCTTTTCATAATGCTCGGCCCATTCATCGTTGTGCTTCGCGAACCTCTCCACCCCCTGAGCCTGCACTGCCGCAAAGAAAGTACCAGCCTCGGCATAATCGATATTTGGCAACAGGGCGTAATCGCAAACCGTAGCGATCGCCGGATCGCAGCTGTCATCTTCTGTGCGCGGGCGCTCGCCAACTTTTGTGGCGGTCTGTATGATTAAACCCCAGCAAACGCTGTCTACCTCTTCACTCCAGCCATCGCAGGCCTCGCCGCGATAGTCGGCAATGGCCCCCTCTGCTGATTCAATCGCTTCCTCTGCCGTTTTATGCCATTCGAAATTGTGCTCAGAGCCGTATGAGAAAAACGAGCAGCCTGATTTCAGGGCCGCGCTCTCCGCCACCAGCTTTGCATTTTGGGCACGCAACTCCAGCAGCTCACATGCCATTGCCCTTACCTCAGGGGAAACCGTAACGTCACGGATGAGTTCAAGGCGTTCGTTTTTTAATTGGGTCATGATTTTTTCCTTCTTGCTCTGATATGGCCCGGCGCGGTTGCGCGTTCACGGTTTTTGCTGATTTGCCAGCCCGCTTCGATGGCTTTTTCGTGTGCTGCGGTGCGAGACGTGCTTTCAAACACTTCCAGCTTTGGCTTTACCAGCGAGCCAACCCCGATCTCGGTAGCCAGCGCCTTCAGCTCGGCGCAGTCACGGCAATCGCAGGTCAGATACAGGACATAGCGACCGGTGATCATGCGTTATCACCGGCAATGGGTTTGATGGTGGCCAGCTTCAGGCGGCGGGCGGTCATCGGTGCCCCGCTGCGGCGACCATCTTCTTTGCGGTAGGTTTCTCGTGGGCCTGCACACCAGGTCGTCGGCGTCTCATGCAGCTTCACTTTTTTATCGCCGTCTTTGGTTACGACGATGCCGGTATGGGTTTTAACTTTGCTCATGATTTCGCTCCGGGTTGTTGCTTAAGATAGATTTCAGCCAGTTCACCACCTTTCACCTCTGCGGAAATTGTCCTCAGCACCGTCATAACCTGGCGTTTAAGTCCGGCTTTTATGGCCGCCGGTTGGGAATCGAAATCCACTGGATAACCGTGACGGGCAAGGAGATGATGCGGTTCACGATCCCACAGTGCTCTGCACGCAGACTCAAACCCCGGGCAATCTGGCTTCATTACCGCCTCTATGCGCTCTTCCAGTTCACGCAGGGTGATCAGCTCACCGATCGCTTGAGCGACGTGTGGATGTTGAGCGGCGGCCATGATGGCTTGCATATCCTGTAGCGCTGATATCGTAAGTCTCTGTTCGGTCATTTTTTTGCCCTGCCTTTCCTGAGTAACTGGATACTTCGCCCACAACTCTGACAATTTGCCCTCATGGATCCCGATCTGGATTGCTTAAGGCTGAGGGTCTGGCAGACAGGGCATTTAACTTCTGTGATACGCTGGCTCATTCTGGTGTTTATCTGCTCGGTCATTTGTGGATCTGGTGGCCGACGGCGCCGCGGCACCTCATGCCCTAAAGCCCTCATGACTCGTCGATACTCCTGGCGGATCCAGCGCCCGCCAGGCTCATCAGCCAGCCCATCACCAATCATGTCTCCGAGGCGAACCAGCTGGCGGTGCAGCGCAGCCTGCTGGTCTTTATCCATTTGCTCGCTGGAACTCACCATGGGCGCCTCCAGCCCTCGCAGGTGATGTCGTTACACCCTTCAAAATCGTAAGGGTTGTACTGCCAGGTAATTCTTCCGCAGTGCGGACAGTTCCAACGGACCTTATCGCTGGGTGCCTTGCGCCTTCTCTGTTTCTTTAACCAGTCAGGAACTCGAAGGCCTGCGCCCTGGATCATCTGGCGGGGATTCAGCAGGTTGATATTGAACGTCGGGCGTTTTTTGGCCTCAGCCAGCGCGCGGGGCAGCCAGACAAGATTGCGCTCTTGAGTGACCGGTTCGCTGAATACCCGGGCTTTGCTGAAATCATCGGTTGGCAACAGATCCGATAACCAGTACACGTCGTTACCGTTCCATTCGCCCTTGAGAAAAGCGACATACTCAGTGCAGCACGGCTCTATCACGCTTTCGCCTGGGATGTGCTGATGGTCAACGTGAAATACCGTCAGCGCATCGACAGCATCGGCGGAAACCGGCTGATCGATTTCACGGCCTAGTTCCCAGTCCCGTTGCGCTTCGGCCAGCGTATAAACATGTGCCTCGCTGACGTTGGTGCTGTAACCCTTGCCGTCCTGACGATGGAATGAGGCATTACTGCCCACGGTTTCCCGCAGGCACATCATGTAGAAGCGATCGCTTAATGGCTTTTTCATCTTGTCATTCCCCGTTATGCAACCTGATCGGTCAGCTGGCACATATCCGGGAGGTTGGCTCTGACGAGTGCCTCAACCAGCTGCGGAGGGACGGCATTGCCACAACGCGCCACTTGCTTGTCTTTTGCGTATTTGGTGCCGCGGAAATCGCGATCGATGATGTACCAGTCCGGGAAACCCTGGGCCCGATAGAGTTCTTTGGGCTGCAGCATGCGCATGCCGATATCGACAATGCGGTACACCACGCCATCTATAGTCACCAGCCCGTCAGAATCCTCGCCGCAGTATTGGCGCAGAAATGCCAGCGTCTGCGCTGCGCGTTGCTCGTCATACCCATCAGTTGCAAGACTGGCTTCGACGCTTCCTACATGCAGGCCACCAGCGGTTAATCCTGGCGCCGGAGCATCTACCACCCGTCCGTCCCGGCAGGTGCCGCGAAGCATGACCAGATGTGACGTTACTGCGGCGTGGTGATCTACCGTCGTCACGGAATGCATAGGCTCATCCATGCCCACCCCGGCGCCCTGATAATTCCCGCCATAGTGCTTCGCCAGAAAAGCGCCAATGACCGCATGCTTACCACCACCAGCAACAACGGTGCCCAGCGGCTTATCCAGCCCGGGAACCCGGGGCGCCTGCCCTGGTCGCTCGCCATAACCAACCTGGATGAGCGTCGGAGTAATAAGCTGACTCTTCCCGCCGCCGCCCGCGGTGATCGTCGCGCTCGGCTCGTCAGCGCGGTGGCCAATGCTGGCCCCGAACTGCCGGGCAATAACTGGCGCAACAACACATGCCCGAGACTCTTTCAGGATGGTATGAACGGGTTTATCAAGTGGGCGCGGCTTCGCCTGGTACTCGCTGCCGCCGTTACCGGCCATGAAAGGTGCCAGCGTGGCATCTACAATGCCCAGCGCATGCCCATTCCCGCCTGGGCGCGCTGACGCGCCAGCAGTTACCGTTGGTACCGGTTCAGTAACTGGCTGTCCGGTCGCGCCGGTGCGGAATTTTGTCAGATGCGGTACCGCGATCGCGTAACCATGTTTCTTCGTGATGGTTTGCAGTGGTTCCTGAATATCCTGCCCACGGAAAACGTCATAACCAGCACCTGTGTGGTTGCACTTCACGATGAATGGCGTGTCGCTATCAATAACGAAGCGCTGAATGCCGCGAGCAATGCGTTTAAGCGTGTTCTCCGCCAATGCCTTTTTGCGGCCAAAGATAGAAGGCGCGATGATTGACCAGTCGATACATTCCGCCGCGGTGCGCCATGGCTGTAGCAGGCCACTTTTAACGGCAGCTGTTTTAGGATCGCCGTGGGTTACAGCTGGCCAGACGATCGGCTGGTTGTCGCAGCGCATGACCATAAAGAAGCGCTTACGAATCGTTGGAGTGCCATAGTCACACGCGCGCAGCTCACGAAAATCGACCTTGTAACCGAGCCCGTTCACCAGCTGCTGCGCCTGGATGCTATCTGTGCTGATTTCTAAAAAATCGCAACACTCCTGCAGCGCCGGGTGATCAGCGCTTATCCCTGCGGACAGCATGCCGACGAACGCATTAAAGGTTTCACCGGCGCGCTCAGGATCAGGGAAGCAGTATCCCGGCCAGGCGGGACCACAAAAATTAGGTAACTCCTCGGCTGGCAACTCAGGGCTGGCGCCGGTTGTGATAAGCGGCCCCCATGTCTTAAATTCCTCAACGTTCTCAAGCATCATTACGCGTGGGCGAACAGCCATAGCCCAACGGATAACGATCCATGCCAGACCGCGGATCTCTTTCTCAACCGGCTTACCGCCTTTTGCTTTAGAAAAATGGCGGCAGTCTGGCGAAAACCAGGCCAGGCCAACCGGCTTACCAGCACATGCCTGGACAGGGTTAATATCGAACACTGACTCGCAGTAGTGCACGGTTTCAGGGTGGTTAGTCGAGTGCATTGCGATCGCGTTGGTATCGTGGTTGATAGCGATATGCACGCTACGCCCCGTAGCCAGTTCAATGCCCGTTGATGCGCCACCGCCACCAGCAAAATTATCAACAATGATTTCTCTCGTTTTCATGGTCTTATTCCATCCCTTTTATCAGGCTGGTGGCCGCATTTATGATGCTGGCGGTGGGCATGCGCTCAAGCAACATGCGGTTTATGTGGCTATTGAGGCGATGTTTGTGATGCTCGCTCAGCGCATCCGCGCCAGGAACGGCGGAAAAAACGACGCTTACTTCCGCTGGCCATGTCTGCTTAAGCCAGGACGATTCTGGTAAGTCGGTCGCAGACTCATCGACAGCCAGGGCGCTGACCATATGCTCGTTAAGCAGCTCGCGCAGTTCGCTGCGCAGTTCGTTTTCATATTCAGCGGAAAGATCCGGGGCGCCTTTAAGCGACGGGGAAAGGCCAGGGATTTCCTGAAAAATGATGTCGTACAATTGCGAGATTTTTTGGTTCGCTTCCTGAAGCGCTGACTCGTAAACAGGAACAAGCGACGAAAGGCTCAGCGATTCACGCAATGAGGGGTGCAATGCCAGGTATTCTTTGTCCGGGTCGGTCGCAGACAAAAGAGAAAGATAGCCATCGTTGATACGGTTGTAAGAGCCGTTATCGACGATCAGTTGTACACAGCGACCAAAGAACAGGCGCCATTCACGCGGGATATCACTTATCGAATCAATCGAAGGGGCAGCCTTTGCAGGCGTCCACCAGCTGTACTGAAGACGCTGAGCGGCGCGGGTTACCGCCGAGGAGCGCTCAATATCTGCTGGGGTAGCGCGGGCCATTAATGCCCCGCCAGTCGGTTGCTTTGTCATAATGTGTTCTCAGATTGACGTTACTAAACAAATTTTATTTAGTGTTTGTTGCTCGAAAGGGATAATAAGCCCTTATTCATTTCCTTTGCAACTGGTTTTGCAGTTTCTGCAATGCAAAACGTTTTATTTAGTGTTTCCAAATTCTGTAGGTTGTTAACGGTGTCGCTGCTGCGCTCAGCAGCCAGCACTGACTTCAAAATTATCCTGCATGACCTGCTCCAGCAGCCGGATTAGTGATAAAGCATCCCCCTGCTCCGGCCCGCCGCCTTCAACCTGCGCGATAACCTCAAGAGGAGCTTTGACCATGCCGGCAAGCGTCTGGATAAAGTCCCCCTCTTTACCAGCAAGAGCGATGGCCATCAGTTCAGAACGGTGCCGGGCTGCCATCAGACGCATTCGTGTCTGATGCTGAGCCATTGCCTGCCTGATTTCTTCGTCATGCATGGCCGACAGCTGCGCCATGGTTAAAGTTTTCTCTGCCATTGGATCACCACTAAACACTAAACTTTTATTATGCGTAATATACAGCCAAATATTGCCAGTTGCGATCTCCTGCGTAGGGGCTGAGATGAAATTCACGCATAAAAAAGCCCCGGCTTGCGGGGCTTTCAGGGTTTCTTAACCGGTATGCGCTAAAAGGGTATGTCGTCGTCAAAGTCCATTGGCGGCTCATTAGACTGCGCCGGGGTGGACTGCTGCTGAGGTTGGTTTGCCTGGCCCCAGCCGCCCTGGTGCTGATCGTTACCTGCTGATGCGCCACCGCCCTGACGGCCACCCAGCATCTGCATGGTGCCGCCGACGTTCACCACCACTTCAGTGGTGTATTTTTCTGCGCCGGACTGATCGGTCCATTTACGAGTACGCAGCTGGCCTTCGATATAGACCTGGGAGCCTTTACGCAGATATTCACCGGCCACTTCGGCCAGTTTGCCAAACAGCACAACGCGGTGCCATTCGGTCTGCTCCTTCATCTCACCGGTCGCTTTATCGCGCCAGGATTCGGACGTCGCCAGTGTCAGCGTGGCAATAGCCCCACCGCCGCCCGGCTTGTAACGTATTTCGGGATCCTTACCCAGGTTCCCGACGAGAATTACCTTGTTTACGCCTCTGCTGGCCATTTACTCGCTCCTGATGCCAATTGATTATGACGCTCGATGGCGCCTGCGGTTCCGAGGCTAAAGCAGCCTGTATTGCGCACGGTTAAAACGGAAACGCTTAGCCCCTGGGTAAGAGGTCGCAACGCTTCGATATCCTCCATCTCCTCCAGTGGACTGACACCGAACGCAGAAAGGTGCTTTATAGCGTGCGTTCGGTAGGCGTAGATCCCTATATGGCGAAGATACAGCTCATTCAACAGCGGATTTTTGATGCTGGCCTGGTTCCGATCAAAGGGGATGGATGCGCGGGAAAAATAAATAGCGCGATCGCAGACATCCGTTACCACTTTCACCTGCGTGGGATCTGACAGGGTATGTAAATTGTCTCGCTCCACCAGCTCGCCCAGCGTGCCGACAACGCAACCGCTCTGAATGTAATCCTGTGCCAGTAAATTAAGTAATACCGGGTCAACCATTGGCATGTCACAGGGAAGACTGACCACCAGCTGAGTATCATCAATCCCGAGCATATTGCAGGCGGCGGCCAGCCGGTCCGTGCCGCTCTTATAATTGCCAGTGAAGGTGAGGACTTCAGCTCCGGTGTTTTTTGCTGCTGAACCGATATCGTTATGGTCCGTTACGACGATCACCCGGGCAGCCAGCGAACGGAGCGCGCTGGCTATGACACCGCTGATCATCGTCCTGCCCTGGATTTCAGCCAGTGCTTTTCCTGGGCATCTACCAGCGCCGTAACGCGCCGGTATCATGACGATAAACGGCTCTGAGGTCATGAGGACTGCGTCTCTTGCTGCTGATCCTCAATGAGTGGGTCAGAAAAATACTGACGTACGCGCTCATGGTAGCTTTTGAGGTCTGCCGAAATAAAATCATAGGCGCTCTTAATCGCCACATCTCGCGATCCGGTATAAACCCGGCGACCGTACGATTTGGTATACACGACAAGATGCACGTCGTCATCGTGGCCATTTGAGCTTAGCTTTACATCCTGCGCCTCCTTTTCGAGCCACAAGAGCATTTCCGACGTCGTCAGACCATTTGGGGATTTCTTCATACTTACCTCGAATGAGTATAAAAAAAGCCCGGGAACCCGGGCTGTGTTCACATTTTGACGCTGATATCCTCGATATCACCGTTAATATCCATCCACCGGCTTACTTCGTAGAGGCACACTTTACCGATCGTTCCGGCCAGTTCTTTCCCGATCCCCTTAATGAGCAGCAATCTCAATGGCGATTGTGAAACAACGTCGTAAAGCGTCTTGTAATGGGTGCCTTCAAATAGTTTCAGGGCTTTTTTCGGCATATCCGGCACATCGGCCAGACTGACGGTGCGCGCCCAGATGGCTCGTTTAATCATCTGTGGGTAAACGTTCTCCAGCTCTGATTCAAAGATGCTGGTCATCACCTGCTCGATATCAGAAGGTTTATCCACTTCAAACTCCTCAAACGGGTTATAGGACGGCGCCATCCACTCGTTTGGCAGTACGTTTATCCCATAACCGCGGCAGGAGAAAATCACATAACTAAAATTTACGCCGTACAGCATCTTCGGGATGCCATTGTTCATTCCCGGCTTGTTTGAGATCCCGTAGGCATAGCGGTGCAACCAGAAGCGACGAGGTTCACCCGCGTGATTATCAAAGTTCCAGTCGTACTGGCTTGCTCCATTGATTTTTTTGACGTCGTTAGCCAGCAGCAGATTATGGTTGCGCAATTCCCCTAACGCCTGGGCCATTGTCTGTCCCTCAGTGGAGAGACGAACCCGTTCCCGCTGCTCGCGCGTCAACTCGGAGCCCAGATCACGCACTTTTGCGCGCAGCTCATGGGTTTCTTTTTTATAATTAGCCAGCTGCTCAATTTTCTTCTCTGGCTCCATGTCCTGCAGCCTTTTGAGCTCACGACGGATCGTTTGCTCTGAAGTACGCGTCGTTTTAAGGGCGATCTCCATATCGGCCACACGCCCGGCTAAATCGAGCTTTTCACGCTCCAGCACTCTGACCTTTTCACCGGCATCAAAAAGCTGTTTCTCGAACTGTTCGCGCACCTCGTCAGATGCCCCGGCCATAGAGCGCTGCAGTTCTTCGATTTGCCGATGCGCCAGTCTGACCGCAGTGTCTTTGTCATCCAGTTGAGCGGACAACTGGTTGAATTCTTCGCTATCCCTGTTGTATTCAATAATCAGGTCGGCAAGCAGAGTTTCTGCGCTATCGATGGCGTTGTTGATAAATCGCATGGAGAGATCATCCCCAGCTACCCTGCGCAAGGCCGAGCGTAGTTGTGCCTGCAGGCCCTGAATCCCTTCTAAGGCGATCGTGCCGAGATTCACGTCGTTTTGTGGCATATTTTCGATTTGACTCATGGTATTTTCTCTATGTTAAACAAGGCTTGTTACTTGGTTTTCTGTCATCTTTCCCATATACGAGAATGAGATGATTACAGCGTCATCAGGCAGGCCCCGCTGCCGCAGCAAGAAAACCATCCGCGCTGACGTCATCAATCGGTCTGGATAGCCCACCACCAGCTCCTCCATGCGGCCATTGAATGACACGCTGAAATGCCAGTAGTACAAACGCGCTGCGAAAAGTTTTCTTAGGAGTTGCATGTACCCGCCACAATAAACACTAAACTTTTACGGAAATCATAAAGCAACACCTGCATTTGGCAAGCCTTTTGTGTCGCAAAACGGCGCTGGTGGCATCCATGGCTCGATCACATGGAACGGTCGCGGTTGACCATGGAAAACCACTATACGGGCGTCATCCGGGAGTGAGCCGTTACCAGCTGAGAAACGCCGGTGAGCCCACTTGCTTTGGTCCCGGCTGACGACCTGCGCCTTGTAACTCACGAACCAGCCCGGGAAAAGATCCTGCCAGCGCAACGAATCGCCAATGACCAGCTGTATAAAACCCTGATCTCCCCAGCAGTCAGCCTGTTTACAGTGATTGATGTAGTGCTTCGGATCGGAGAAGAAGGTTTTCCAGATCTCTTCTTTCACCTGGTGCGGTATCCACATAATCGACGACATCAGATTGGCAGGACGGTAAAAGTCCGACAGCATTACCATTTGCTCGCAGGTAAAAGTCAGAATTTCAGATACGTCCCCAACGATCACGGTATCCAGGTCGAGGTAAAGAAAATCTTCTTTGATGTCTGGGCGGAAAAGCTCGATTTTCGCCCACCAGCCTTTGCATCTGGACCAGTCATGTAACAACGGCACGACCTGCACGCCGGGAATGGTAAATTTGAAATCACTGAAACAAATCACGTCTGCGTCATCAGGCAGCTGGTTCTTCAACCACTTTACATGACTGATGTTGTAATCCCCTCCCGAGCGCAGCACCGTTGCTATTTTCATCCACTTACTCCTGAGTGCTGGCCAGCCAGTCTTTAAGGGACATCTGAGGGATGCTCGACAACTGCCCACACGAAACAACGCGGATCTGCGGCAGGGCCGACGCGAAAAGCAGCCCGATGTGTGACAGGTTCTTTGGCTCCCCGCCCCCCGGATAACGGGCTTCCTGTGTGCCATCCACGCCCACCAGCGCCACGTCGGTGTATCCGAGGCTGTAAGCCAGCCCCAGCGCGCCGTATGCCGAATTGCCACTATGGATCTTGCCTGGCTCTTCCGACAGCCCCGGCATTGCCGACCAGCGCCATAACCACCACTCCGGGCTGCCGTGATTCTCAGGTTCAGGTCCGCGTGTGGTCTGATCGCCTACGCGCGTTAAACGGTGCACACCCGGGATATCCGGTGCGCCATCCGGTAAGGCGCAAACATACTGAGTTCCACGGCGGCGATTGGCCATGCGGCGCTTATTCTCATCAGAAGGATCGAGGGTAAAGAAGAAGCTCGCGCGTTCTATCCAGTCCACCGCCCCATTAATGGCAATCGTTGGAACTCCGCGGGGAACCTTGAAATTTTTTACGCTTGGGCCCGAGCCAACAATGATGACTCGAGTGCCTTTTCCAGATTTTTTAATTGGTAACATTTCAGCTCCGTGTATCGGCTGCAGTTTATGATATCCACATGCGGCCATTTTTCCCGCGTGCGCAGGAACTCTGATTGCCACTTGTCGATCGAGTGTTGGGAAGGATTTCTCAACGTTTGGGAGTGCGTTCCATGCCAGTGCTGACCATATTTGAGGCTGCAGTCATAGCCGATCAGGAGAATAGTTTCAGCCCCCTGTTCCGCCGCAAACTCGATGGCCATTGCACCACTGTTGAAAGATTCCCGGCTGGCGCAGTACCGACGGTACTCCAGATCGGGAAAACGTGATTTCGCTGATTTACTGGCGGTGATTCGCCGGAAATCCTTAGCGGGTACAGCATCGTAATGCTGCACCCACCAGGCCAGATCACCGGCGCACAAGGCATACAGGTTAGAAAATTGCTGCCAGGTGTTGTTTACGGCAATCACCGGCAACCCTGACGCAGCAACCAGCTCACAGTCACTGCGGAGCAAAGAGGGCCCGCTGGCGGCGCAGATGAAGGTTTTTTCTGTTATCACAGACCGAAGCTGTCTCTTGATGGCTTTGGTGCGTGAGTAATCTGAATGACGTTCAACATACAGCCCCGCTGAAGTGACGGTGCCAGCGAAGCACCGTGTTTAAGATGTACGGGATAATAATGAACGTGAAACGCAAATAACACTAAACATTTGAAGCATGCACAAACATTCGTGATTTAACTTTCAATCTCCAGGGTATCACCGGCGGATAGATCACAGTAGGCTAAAATCAGCTTTATGGCGTCATCAGCACCCCAGACAGGCGCAGCAAAATACCCGTTTCGCCGGTGCCTGGCAATCGCGGCCAACTGTTCCTTAGTCGGCTTGTTTCCACCCCACTTCAGCTCAAGCCTGAGTCCATGGTATACGCCCCGGGCCATATCCAGATTGATGTCCAATTCGCCTTTTTTTAGCCCTTCAGCCTTCTGCCTCCCGGCTGTGGCCTTACCGCGCAAACCGCCATTAGGCACTGCATAGAGCGCTTCATAAATATCGGGGCGCTGACGCTCTATTTCGTAGAATACACGGCACTGTTCGTAATGCTCCTGCTTCCCTTCAAAATCATCCGGGTGGGATGCCAGATAGGCCATCGCCACCGCATGCGGTGACAGGTTCTTTTTGCTTTCCTGGAATACCTTCGGCACTTTCAGCTTCGCGCCAGCGCTCCGCTGCTTCTGAAAGGCCTGGAATTCCTCTTCAGACTGGAATCTCAGCATCGGTGATGGCCATGCTTACGAACCGCTGCCTGAAGCTGTGCGTGGTGATCTGATGCGCAATCGTCATCACAAAAAACCTGCCCGTCCTTTACCTTTTCCTGGCAGTAATAGCAGGTGCCGCATGGCGGGAATTTTCTGACAGCCAGGTTGTTTTTCACTGTCTGAACGCCTGCACTCAGGAGCAGATCAGTATGTTCGGTTACCAAATCCAGGGTATCACTCATTTTTATCACTCAACGGCTTTATAAGGGTAAAACTCTCAGCAGGCAGGCTTTGAAGCTCATATTCGGCCTGCTCTGAAATAATTGTTATGAAATCCACACCAAAATAAACACTAAATCTTTTTGCCAGATCAACTGATAACGGTAGTTTTTGCGTCAGGTAACGGCTTAGCTTGCTGGGGCTGATCCCCATTTCATACGCAGCGTCATCCTGCGTTTTACCACTGGCCTTCAATGCGTTAGAGAAACGTTTTCCGGGAAATGTCATAGGTTGGTTCCATAAAAAAAGCACCCTTTTCAGGGTGCTGTAGCGATGTCACAGATGAAAATGAGCATGCTCATAGATGAACATCAGCACATACATGACAGTGAAAATAATGCAGAAACCGGCACCAGCTTTAGACAGGCTTTCAGTGAATCTGGAATAGCGTGAGCGGCGCGGCTTGCCCGCGTGATTTACGAAATCGACCATATTGTTTGCCTCTTAGATTGATATAGGTGCAATTGCATCTTGCACAATATGCAATCTAGCTGCAGGCGTAACCCTGGTCAAGAAAATATTTAGTGTTTATTGCGAGTAAGGGGAGATTTTGAAGGAATTCAGTGATTTTTAATCGTGCGTTATTGCGCTTTGTGCTGCTCCAGAAGCGCGCGACCGCTCTCTGCCCTGGCTTTCAATCCGCCCCCCTGCTGAGGGCGCATACCTTCCACATTCGAAAGGCCGGCTTTTTCAGCCTGCTCTACCTCTCCCTGTGAAATCCATCCTTTGGCCACAAGGTTATTGAAGCGTGTAAGGTATTGGGAGGGCACTGTCATGCAGGTTTTCATATAGCGATCGTACATCGGTTTATATTCAGGTGATTTTTCCAGACCAATGTACTGCATGCTGTCCCGGTCCTGAGCATTAAGCCGCATGCGTGTCAGTTCCTGGTTGTACCAGGCATCGTCGTACCCCAGCGCATCACCTGCTGCTGCCGCTTTAATTAAAAAATTCTTGTCCTGAAATTTTACTGCCGCGGCCAGATTTCCCTGCGCCTTCACTGTGCGGTCGCACGCCTCTGTAAGCGAAGCGCTGGCGGTCTGCGCGACCGCCAGCAGTAATGTGATCCCTAATAGTTTTCGCATCATTTGTCTTTCTCGTTTAAGCGAATTACGTTGTGCAATATCGCTGCTTCCCACTCTGTCCGGTTGTATTCCCGTAGATGGCGAACAGGTTTTGTGGTGTGCGGATCAAGAACAAACACCATCGCGTTATCATCACCGACCTTGTTAAGCGAAAATACCCGGCTTACTTCGTTCTGGTTGAGGACTACCCCATAACGCTGGGCGAACTCATCAAGATATGCCCGGGTCACCCCCTGGCTTGCTGCTTTTTTCCGCGTGCGCAAATTCCTGTCCCTCATCTAAAGACACATACAAATAATCCTCGTCATCATCAGCTGTCGCTATCAACGGCAGAAAATGGCGAGATGAATAATAGAGCCCTCGCTCGAGCCTTGCCTCTTCGTAGAGCGCCGCTGCCACCAGGGTTAATGCCTCTCTGGGATAGCTGTAATCGGCTTTAACATCCACATCTACAGACCTATTAGGCAATTTTGCCCCGTGACCGATCAGGATGCTTTTTACCGCAGGCCAGTACGGGCCGTAAGCCCGGTACAATCGAGGCTCGATGCGAAGGCGCTGTTTTAGCGCAATTATATAATCTGCCACAAATTTTTGCTCACTTCGCCCATTCAGAGAGCGAATTAGTGTCTGCTGCAGATAGGCCACGTTTGGCCTGAGGGTGTCTAACAATGTCGCCATGCGATGTTGTGCCGGTCACCCGGCACACTCCTGAGTCATTAAGCCGTTTCAATTACGTCCAGAATATCGGACAGCGAAAAATCGGTGGAGATCAGCCACCAGCTGCCGGGGAAGTCACTGCCTTCTGATCCGCCGCCCTGGAACTTCGCGTTGAATTTCTCTTTAAGCTTGTCTTTTGCTGCAAAGAGCTGCCCTTCCTTACCCTTAGGATCAAAGAACCCTCGCGCTTTACCCGGCCCAAAGGAGCCCATATTCCGGCGTTTGTAGGTCAGCTTGATATCCGAACCATTCACCCTGGAGGTGATCCCCAAATTGGACAGGCGTTTATCCATGTCGTTACGGCTCGCCTCTTTCTCTTCACGCTCTGCCCGGCGGGCCTCCAGTTCCTCCTGGGTCACCGTCCCAGCTTTCAGCTGCCACTCGTCCACCACGCGCTGACGGTCTTCAGCCGAGAGCCTGCTCACCGTCTCGTTGATTTTCTTAATCAATGGGTTGGTATCGAATACCCTTTCCATATCCGCTGCAGTTATTTCATCCTGGCGAAGCAACCCGGCCAGGACGGCGTCAATGAAGCATTCACGCAGATCAATCGCACCTCGCTTGAAGCTAAGGGCATATACATTCGCTACCTGGGATGTTCCAGACAAGACACGCGCCATGCTATCTGCCTGCTGGATCGTCCCTGCAGTGACTGCTGCCCTTATCTCTTCCAGTTCCTCCTGTGCCTGCGCGCGGGACGCCGCCAGCGTATTATTCTTGCTCTGGCTGATCAGCTCATTGACGGCAATAATGCGGGCGCGCTCGAAGGCATCCTGGTTGGAAAACTGCGCTGGTGGCTCAAAGCGAAGATAGGAGCGCCCATTTTCCCACTCTGACTCGCTTAAATACTTCCCCGTTTCCCGATAAAAAGCGACGTATTTACTGCTCTCACCAGTGGCCGAACCGCCACGAGATGCAATTTCATCACCGACTCGCTTAATCCAGTCAGCGACATAAAGTGCAATCTGGTCGGCTGAGGCATTTTCACCATACGATTCGATGGCCGTTGTGTACTGGGGACCAAAAAGGGCAATCATAAACGAACGTGAATTGCTTCTGTCTCCCGCCACCGCGCCACGGAACCAGCTGGCAATGGCATTTTTCAGAGAGTCATCATCCCGATCCGGGTACACAATTTTCGCACCGTTGGCCTTATACCAGGCGTCACTACGGATAATTCTCGCCCGGGAGGGCGACACATATCCCTGCTCACTCAGGGTTTCCAGCTGGTATTGCGAGCCGTTCCATATCAGACCTTTGTCATCGGTAAGGCGCAACACTCCCTGCCCCAGATAGCGATAGAAATCTGCTTTGGTCAGCAGCTCTGGTACGCGCGTGATTGAAATACCGCCGCTAATCTTCGTCAGGATTGAGACTTCATCCGGGGACAGGTCCACTGGTTGCGGCAACGAAAGCACGTTAATCACTCGCTTGTGTGGCGTAATGCTGTTCGGATCGCTGACAGCCACCAGCGTAGCCGTCTGAAAATCAAAATCGATGCTGATTATTCGGGAGTACGCGGCTCTTTCTACAGCGTCGTCATATACGCGATCCCGGTAACCAGAAGAAACCGGATAGAACTGCCCGATCTTAAAGGTGCGTCCATTGACGATCAGCATGCTGGCGCCGTGGTCGATCACGTCAGTATCGACGTCAAGCAGGCCATTTTTTATGGCGTCCGAAATGACCGGCCGCAGTTGCTTAATTTTCTTTTCTGCATCACTAATCCTATTCAGGCGCCGCTGTTGCAGGTTCACGCTCCGGCGGGCCGCCCCCTGGGCTTTAAGCTTATCGGTCAGATAAGTATTGGCAGCACGGATTCGCTCACCAAAAGCCCGCACTTTGTAGCTGAGGTTTTCACCAGCGACCTCTTTCGCAAGTTTCGCCTGTATCTCTTCCATCTCTCTTCGAGCTTCTTCCACTTCAGCGTTGAGCTTTGTCAGTTCGATATTCAGGTCATGCAGGATCGTTTCTTCTCTGTCAGAGCTGCTGGCTGCCGCGTGTTGCGCCTTCATGTAGTTAACGAGGTTGATGTTTGCCCGGGATTTTGCAGCCTGCAGAGCAGCAGCTTTGATCGCTTCCTGTTGCTCACGAATGCGGCGCTCGCGCTCTTCAGGGTTGGATGCCAGCAGCAGCTGCATTTCCAGCACGCTGTCGGCGTCTGCGTTGTCTGCGGTCGCTTTGTCAGATGTCAGTATTTCGCGGATCCAGTCTTTTTTACGGCGCAGCGTCTTGAGACGGAACTCATCAAAGGAGCCTTTGCCACAGTAATAATGCACCCGTACGCTGTCATGCGTGGATCCCACGCGAGCGCCGCGGCCATTACGCTGGTCGATACTGGCTGGCGTCCACGGCAGCGTGAGATGGTGGACATCTGACGTGCCCTTATGCAGGTTAATGCCTACTTCAGCCTTTTTATTGCAGATAATGATCTGCGTCCGGCCCTCCTGGTAATCCGCAGCAATTTGCTCGAGGCCGCCAAGGGAGACTTCATTCTGGGCTGAGATATAAGCCTCATAAGCCTGCTTCTGCTCATAGTATGTCGCCAGTTGCTCCTCGGTTGGCTCCTCCGGCAGTTCTTTTGGCGGTTTCACAGCCTTAACTTTTTTCGATTTTTTACCGGCATCCGCCACAGTGGTCGCATTAAGAATACCGATCTGCTCAGCGGCCATGCCCAGGGCGGAGCAGAGAATACGCTTCAGCTTGCTGTGCTGGCTCTTTTCATCGGTGAAGATGATCTGTTTACCGCGCTTCAGCCCTTCCCGAAGATTTTCAACCAGCACCGAGTATTTCGGCGGTACCGGATGCGAGATCGTGGTTTCATCTATGCCAAATTTAGCGATCCGCGATAACACTGCCTGCTCATATACCTCAGGCACCACCAGCTCACAGAAATCACCTTTTGCAGTGACGACTCCGCGCCCGCTGGATGCATAACCGTCTTCGTCATCATCGCTGCCTGCGGACTTAGGCAGGTCATCACAGAGCTGCTGAACAGCAGCCATACTGTCCGCCGGGAAACGGAAAGTGATCTGGCGCTTATACAGATCGACGTCCGTACAGACACGGTCCATATCGCGGATGATTGCAAATATGGAGTCCGGTTTAACGAGTTCACCATCTTCATCGACCGTGTATTTGTCGGTAATACCCAATGACAGCTTCTCTGCACGAACACGCAGTGTCTCATACAGCTCCGCCTGCTCATCAGTCATCGGTGCCGGTTGAATATTCTCATCCAGCTCGGGTATTTTGACGTCCTGAGCAACGTCCTGAGAGGTTTTTAATGTCGTCCAGCGGTGGAAGATACCGCGTAAACCATCCAGGTTCTGGAAGCCCACCAGCCCGTCACGCTCTTCAATTTCACCGCTGATTTTCTGGAACAGTACCCGGTCTGTCTTGCCGAACACCTTCACAAAATCATCCGGGGTGTGGATCCCCATTCGGGACCATTCCTGCATGCTGACTACGTGGGAAAGCATGTTAAACGCATCGATGGGGGAGTTTACGACTGGCGTTGCTGAGAGCAGTACACAACCTCGACCGTTATTCTGAGCCATCAGATAAGCGTTTTTTACAGCCATATCGCGCGCCGACTTCGCCACCGACGGCAACGGGAGATATGCTAACTGCGCAGCCTCACGCCCGGCGGAATAGCTGTTGCGGTAGTTATGTCCTTCATCAGCAATGACGTTATCAAAGCCCATGTCCTCAAAATACGGATAGTCGTATTCTTTGGTTGTGCCGGTGTCGGAGTTTTTCGCCAGCACGTTATTACGCTTATTGGCCTCACGATGATTTTCCGGCACCGCGGTAAGTCGTCCTGCATCAACGAGCTGGTGGAGCACGTCATGCGCATGATCGCGGACCGTCTCTTCTTTCAGAGGTATGCGGGCATATTGCTCTTTGGTCATGACCACTGAACGATAGTTGGACTGAGGGATGGCATGCATCCGGGCTTTGATTGTCGCTTCGTCCACTTCCACCAGCGCATCACGCATTTTTGGCGCGCCGGTTTTCGGGTCGGTAATTACAGCGCCAGCCTCGTTACGCATCTCGACCTGAGCGATCGCCCCATCACCGCCACGAACCGGATCGAGGCCGATAAACAGGATGCTGGCAAACGCCTCCGGTGAATAGAAATTCTTCGCTTCGTGGTACCAGTTTTCCAGTACAGACTTTGGCACCACAATGGCAGTACGTTTACTACGCCCGCATTCAAAATTGTAGGCCTCAAGCGCCAGCGCGGTGAGCGTTTTACCGAGCCCGGTGCCGAAGCCTAAAATGCCCCGACCATCCTCAGACAGGCGCCTTACCTCCTTGTTCTGGTACCCAAACGACTCAATGTTGCCGCTGACACCCTTTAAATTTAACGGTGCATCAGACTGTTCATAAGGGATAAAGGCGTTGAATGCATCGTTATAGTCAGCGACAAGGTTATCAATCTCGTCGTGCTGACGGATCCAGGCGTTAAACTGCTCTTCCAGTCCTTGAATGCGAGCCATATATGCAGCTCCATTCACCCCCGCTGGTTTCTGGCCATTGAGATATTTTTCCAGCTGCGCCGGGAATCCGTCACCATCTTTAGCGGAGCGCTTGCCCCATTTGTAGACCGGCAGCCCCGTCTCTTTGTCGCGGCCCTGGATTGTGCCGTAGCGGTAACCAGTAAATACCCCATCCCGGCCATGGTAGTTCGTGTCAGAGATCAGGCGGGCGTTTTCATCGGTTTCGATGCGGTCAGCATACAGAAACTCTGTATAGCCGTTTTCCTGCAGGAATTGCAGGATGAGAGTGCGGTCAAACCAGCGAGAATTTAGCTTAAACGCAATATCATCAACGTCGGTCCATTTTCTTTTATCCTGGATCCCCTGTAGCTGGCGCAGCATGTTCTGGCGCTGCGGCCCTTCTGGCATGACAGAGATCGCCCCGCGCAGGGCGGCATTGTTTAAACCGATATCGCCACTGGTTGCGCGGTCAAACGGTACAATATTCCCATCCGGGGTAATGGCGATGCCGTCCTGTGTCGCCAGGATATCCAGCAGGTCATTATCATCAGCAGGCAGTTCGCCGGTGAAGGTCTTGCGGAACTCTTCCACACTGACCGGAACAAGATCCACTTCACTGAAGAGATGACGCACTGTGTCAGCATAATCGGTAGAATTGAAGCTGCTGCCCTTCTCGGTGTTGATCGTGCCGCTGAGCAGGTCAGAGTGCGAACCGTCATGACGTATCGAGGATTTGAACGCGAACCATGGCCCCGCGCCATTACCACTAACCTTGCTAATCATGCCCTGGTTCGGGTTGCCAAACTTACTCATCTCGCCGTTGACCAGACTCACGAGATCCTGCCGCAGTGATTCCAGCTGCTCATCCGACACATGACCGGTTGTTAAAACGCCCCGATAGGTCTGGATACGGATCCCGACCATTGCACCGCGGAAAAGTCGTTCCTGGTGTTTAGGCTTCTGCGTTTTAACCCAGCTCAATACGCCGGCGGTCTGCTGGCTGAAGTATTGCGGGTAGTCTGTAGACGCAGCCTGAATCTGTGCCCAGGAAAGGGACAGAATGCCCTCCTCAGTAGAAAGCAGGCGAGACAGCGCCTCATGCGTTGGCGCGCCATACGTGGCCGGATCCAGAGATTTTTCACGCTGGGTATCGTCAAGCACCCACATTCCACCCCGGAAGCGGTACCACTGGCGGTTAATGAAGCGAGATTCATCCTCAGCAGCGCGCATAATCGCTGGTGGCTCAACCTGAAGAAGCGACCAGTCAATACGGCTTTCAAACTTGTGGATCAGCCGTTCTTTCATCGCGGCGTTGTTGACCTGTCCGTTTTTAACGGTGATCCCGCGGAAAGCTTTTTCCTGCTCACCGTGAACAAAGCGCTTACCCTCATGCTCAAACCACTTTCCGGTGATGTAAGTCGGCCACATCACATTCGCAGTCTGCAGCAGCTGCTCATCAGCCTGGGCAATGAAGTCTGCCAGTTCCTCCGGGTGCTTTCTCAGCATCCAGATATCCACGACGGTAGAGGTACCTGACGCATCAAAGGTCCCGGTTGGCAGCCGGTGCGCTCCGAGGAATTCAGCCTTGCGGCTCACCTCTTCTCGCAGGCGCTTCATATCGCTCCCGCTGGTCATGCCGTAAGGCACAATGATCCCGGCGTACCCGCCCGGCTTAATTTTGTCCAGAAGGCGAAGCACAAAGTAACGGCCAATATTTTTCTCACCGGCATAGGCTGGATCGAGGTTGGCAAATGCGCCGCGGTTGTTCCCGAATGGCACGTTGGCCACGCAGTGATCAAAGAAGTTATCCGGGCTGGAAGAAGCCAGCTGCTCAAAGGGAGAAATTGCGATGGAATCGCCAGGGTGCAAAAGCTGGTTAATGGTCCCCGAAATGGTATCAATCTCTGCCGCGGTCATCAGCACGCCGCGAGGCTTAGCTTCATGGAAAACCCCGACACCTGCGGAAGGCTCCAGCACGTTTCCTGTATCGGCGCCGTAGAGTTTCAGGGCTTCCCAAATGCCCTCTGCGATCGGCTGCGGTGTGTAGTATTCACTTTCCGTTCCACCGATACCGCCATTGCCGGTATAGCCAGCCAGTGTCTGGCGCTGCTCATCGCTTAATGCCGCACCGGGTTGCAGTTCGTTTAGCAGCGCTATAGCCGCGGCGTTTGCCGATTTCCTGAGGGAGTCCCAGGACTTGCCGGCAATTTTTTCCACCCCGAAGCGAACAGGTGCCTTCACTTCTCCCAGCGATTTAAGATACCGAACCAACTCCGGGAGGTTACGGCACGCCATAACACCCAGCGTAAGCGGATTATCAAGGTCAAAATTCATATTGCCCAACTCCAGCGTACTTTGATTAAGATGCAATAAACACTAAACTTTATAATCTTACACAAGGTTCGCTGGACTGATGAAACTAATCGCACAATCCGACGTCCGTAAAGCCCTAACCGCCCGCCTGCCAGCAGCCGCCTCTGATCGATCACCTTCAATGCTTTCGGGGCTCATGACCTCCGGCGGCGGGCACGTTTTTACTCGGTCGTCCGGCATGTTCGACCTGCTCGGACGGGAAGCGAAAGAAGGCAATAACCTGGTAGGAGTGGGCGGGGCCATGCGGGATGACATATCTCTGCCTGACGATCGCTTTTTGAAATATCCGCTGCTGGAAGAGATGGCGACCTATCCCACACTCGCCACGGCACTGAACATTCACCTGACGCACGCGCTGTCGTACGACAAAAAAACGAATAGTATTCTCACTTTCCAGCCTCTTCAGAAAGGAGGTAAGGCCGATGTGTTAGCTGCGCAGAAAATCTGTGAAGAGTTAAACAGCGATCTGGGCAGCATGCTTAACGAAAACATTGCGCTGTTTGCACAGGTTGCCGCTGTCCTGGGGGTTTCATTCATTCGCCCACATGCGGAGCCGGGTGTCGGCATTTTATCGCTTGAATGTAACTACTACACCCTTCCCCAGTTCATTCGGGAATATCACATTGGTGGCCAGTTGGCCGGGTTCACCGGCGACTACCTTAAGTCGGAATACGGCGGCAAGGTACTGGCCGAGCCCTGGGATCTGATACCGATGCGCATCGCCGGATGGCGCCCGCGCGCGACAGTCATTCCAACTTATTCAGGAGCAGAAAGCTACAACCTGCTGGGCAACCCGATGGCGCGGACGCCAACAGAAACCCAAAACTATGGCTGTAGCCTGATTGAGCCAGCGTTCGAGTCGTATGAAAACCTTAAAGAGGCAATCCGCGCGGTTCGTTCAGCAAGGATGAACTCAGCAAAAATTGACCGCTTACTCTCCGTGGCCATGAACTCGCTGGATCCCGCTCAAGCCGCCAAATACCAGCACACCATCAGCCATGTGCTGAAGCGCTCCGCCGATCTGATGGAGGGGCGCGCTATGCGCGGGCGATGGTCACCGACAGTCACCAATACCGTCATCCCTGTGCTCGGTGACGGGAAACAGCAAATGGGCATCGATACTTTCAGCATCGATCCCAACATCTCCGGCATTGACGACGTGATGATGTATCTCAAAATGATGGCCGGTTCCGTCGGCCTCGATTACTCCCTGCTAGGCTGGGCCGATCAAATGTCTGGTGGGCTGGGTGAAGGGGGATTCTTGCGCACCTCTATTCAGGCTGCCGCCCGTAGCCAGTGGATACGCATGGCGTGTGAAACGAGTATTCATCGCACCGTCGATATCCACATGGCCTACAAATACGGGAAAGTCTGGACGCCTCAGGATCGTCCGTATTCGATTCGTTTTAACTCTGCAAATACCGCTCTTCAGCAGGAAGAAAATGATGCTGCTGATAGCCGGGCCAACTATGCCAGCGTCGTCACGACGATCATTGATGCCATCAGCAACAACGATGTGCTCTCAAAATCCGAGACATTCAAGCAGCTGCTGTTCGGCAATATCCTGAACCTGGGCGATGACGTGGTGGTGAAACTGATAACCGAAATAAAAAAAGCGAGCGACAACGACGAGCATAAAAACCTTTTTGAGTCGCTACTTACCCTTGATGAAGAGCGCCGCAGCCGGGTGCTCGGTGATGTGTAATAACCGGAGGTTTTATTTTGACCACTAAAGTTCTGTTGCAACATACGGATCGTTTCTGCCTTTATAAAAATGCCCGTAAGGGACGGCAGAACGGACGCAACTACCTGCTCTCAGCCGTTAAATCGATGTTTGAAAACGCTGAAACGCAGGAAGGTCTGAAGCTAGGGGAGCTGTATGGCTATTATGGCCATGGCCGCCGTCAGCTGGCGGGGCTGGATGTTCCTGAAACCGCTGTAGTAATGGTTGAAGGCCGCCCGGTTCTCATTGATAACGTGCCGGGTTGTCGCACTGTTCATCTCTCCATCGATGACGAAGGGATCATTACGCACACCCAGGAAATTTTTGATAACGAGCCGGGCCGCATTATCGCCGGGCTGCTGGAGTCGCGCGCGGGCGGATGGTCCTGGGCCACCAGCGGAAAGGATGGCACTGTGTCCATTCCTACACGTTTCTTCGGCATGGACTACGTCAAAAACCCTAATTTCGTGTCGCTCGATCACCCGGCCTACATGAATGAATCCGCTGATGAGCAGGAAGGTAAATTGCTGGAAAGCCTGCAAAGTCGTGGCTTTACAGAAGCTGGGGCCAAAGATGTGGCGAGCCATTTTCACAAAATTGGTGAACAAGAAATTTCCCTGGTTAACCCGCTACTTGTTGAGGAAGCGGAAATTGCTCTGCTGGAAGCCCGCGGGGAGATTATCGATCTCGCCACGCAGCTGGATGAAGAGAAAGCTAAATCAGCGGGGAACGAAGGGATGCTCGAAGGCCTGAAAACGGAACACGCAGCAGAAATTCAGGCTCTGCAAACCCAGCTGCAGGAGAGTCACAGTAAGGTAGCGGCACGCGATGCGTTTCTTGATGACATGCTGGAGTCTTTACCGGTGTTTGTTACCGAAACCCAGCGCGAAGCATTCAGGAGCATGGACACCCCGGAAGACCTGAAAATTGTCAAAGGCATGTTCGAAGGGCTCCGCAGAACAGCGATCTCCACCTTACCAATCGACCGCAAAAACCCACCGGCAGCTGAGAAAACCACAGCTGCTGAACACGTACCGACCATCTCCTTCAAAGAGCCAAATCTGAACTTTTAACAATAGCACCATCATTAAGGCGGCATCATGCCGCCTTAATTGTTTAGTGTTTGTTGTTGATCTGGTGATTCAGATCGATCTATCATCCGGCCTACCCCGAAAATCCACCAGCAAAGACTGGCGCGGGATAGTTAGCACAAAAAAAAGGCAACTCATCGAGTTGCCCTTAAAAAAATTCAAATTGAAATGTAATTCCTGAGTGCATAATAATGAAATCATTGGTTAATATCAATACAACCACTGCATCTTTTACCAGTAGTGGACGTTTAAACAGTTATGGCCTCTGCGAGGCGATTAAAGCCATTCCCCCCTCTGTATTATCAATGCCTGCTGCGAACACTCTACTGCGAGTTTGTGCAGATGCCTGCGCCTCAAGCGGCTATAAGCTGTTCAAAAGTATCGGGACGATGAGCAGAGAGACTTATCAAAGCGAAAACACGGTCAGGTCGCACCTGAAACTTGCCGTTAAATCGGGGATCCTGACCCGGCGGGAGGTTTTCAAATCTGGCCGTCAGATGACCAATGAGTACACCTTTACGAAAGCTTTTTTGGTGGCAGCCAGCAAATTCCGACAACATGCAGACACCACCCGCAAAAGTGCTCAGGAGCAGTTTGAGAAATTACTTTCGGGCTTCCTTAAAGCGCTGCTGGCGCTCACCTCCAGGCTTTTTTCTGACTCTAAAAAAGCCCCTCAGAAGTTGATCCCCCGAGGCTCCAGGAATTGCACCCAATTATTAGTTAGTAGTGATCACCAGAAAAAAAATAATATCCCCGAAGAGGACAGCAGCATATTCGCGTATCGTGACGAACCTGATAACGCGCCGGTTGAATTTGACGACGTCCGACGTCAACGTACTGCCGTCCAGAATCATGACGCCGGGCAGCATAAGCAACTACGCTGCTTAGAGCAGACCGCCATACACGAGCTCATCTCCAAAGCCGCTGTTAAGCGTGCTGTGGGCTGGGTGAAAGCGAAAACTTCCGGTAAGCCGAAGAGTACAGGAGCAGCCTCAACCAGTTTTAACCATGGCCGCTTTGAGCAAGCCAACAGAGAATTTGACCAGACCTATCAGGATCTCCCCTCTCGCGAGCAATCGAGAGCCATAGGCCAACAACGACTGGCGGAAATCCGCAAAAAACTTAATTCAATCTAAGGAGCAATAATGGAAGACAGACGCAATACTCTGAGCCTGCGCAGTAGATCAGGCAAAACCGGACACACTGAAAAGCGTAAGCCAGCACGCAAACTTTCTGCGGAAGAAAAGGCGCAGAAAAAAGCCGCCCGCCGGGCAGAAATCGACGAGCTTAAAAAAACGTTTGTCTCTCACGCCTCGCCTGAAACGTTACGCAAAAATCAGGCGCGCCTACGTTTTCTGAAACAACTCTGGCCAGCCCTGTTTCGAAATGGCCTGCGGATACCGCTTAAAAACGGCATCCGTGATGACATGCTGGACGATCTCGACGCACGGCATATCCGCGTGCCGCTCAATAAGCTGAATCTGGCATTACACACGTACTGCCGTTGCCAGGCCTATTACATGCTGGTGGCCAACACCAATAACGTTTTCCGTTACGACATTAACGGTAAGCCAGTAGAGAAGATAACCCGCGAAGAGCGCATGTTTTCGTGGCGGAAAATATGCGATTACCGGAAAGAGCATGGCTTACCGCTGTTCAGGCCTTTCTGGCGCGTTCCGGTACCAAAGAAAAAAGGAGCTGGCAAAGGCCGCCCCTCTATTCACATAAAAAAACGTCGTTCCTGATACTCGCTACGCCAGCGTTCCGCCAGCATTACGGTACGCGTTAATCAGGAACTCTATCGGGTGCTCCTTCTGGCCGTAACCAGCACCCGGTAGACTTGCCCAGATTTTGCGACATTTGCTTATCGCCAGTTCAAAGCGGCCAGCGTCCACGTCATCCAGCGCACGACACTCCTTTATCAGCTGCAGCGCCCATTTATCCTGAGATTCAGGGCCGAAATCTGGCAGCTTCAGCAGCGCCTTGTAATGCTCCCAGTCCCGGACCAGATGTTGGTACCGGCCAGATGCCGTAGATTTAAGGCCTTTCGAATTAAGCGTTTTTGCCGCCCGGCCACCAGCAAAGGGATGGGTTGAGAAATCAGTGAAGATCTCAGGTTTCCCATCCTGTCCGGTCACGATCACATCATAGCCACGGCATTTCGTCGCCCGGCTGGTACTGGTTGCTTCTGAAACAGATAGTGCGGTTAAAAACGCGGTGCGATTAGACATTTTCACTCCTGCCATACATCGATTAGATTGGGATCGCAGAAATGCACTCACTTACTCATTGTGGTTATAAGGCGCGCAAGCGCCTTTTCTTTGCAATAAACACTAATCTTTTATAACCTCCAGACCATATCCTGCAGGAGGCTCCACGATGCTACCCTTTGTAACCCAGGTCTTTATTGGTTTTATGCTTTTCGTTAATCATTGCGGCAATGAATTCAATCAGGATGAGGTGATCAGTGATGAGGTATACCCGACGATCATGGTGTGTCAGGCAAGAGGTTCACTGGTAGAGGGGATTAGGCCTGTCTGTGGGAGTGTATTCAACCACGAAGGGGAAGGCACAGATTTATCCGGCATGCTCTTAACCGGGCGTTGAGATGATTCAAAACATGTGTCATGACATGCTGAAAAGAGAGACATGTGTCACAGCATGCGTGGCGGACACCTGAAACATGTGTCATGGCATGCTAACCACCAAAACCATGTGTCACAGCATGCTCTACATGAAAAATGTGTGTCATAACATGCAAAACTGGCCTTCCCAGGCGGGTTATAGCCGAAAAAAAGAGCACCAACCCCCTGCCCCGCATAACCTAACACATGTTTATGAGTCCCAGAGCATCACGAAACACACATTTCCCACACGGCACAGGCTGTGACACATATTTTTGGCCCCATTACATGCTATGACACATGTTAGGCATCTATCGCTTTGAGTTTTTTATTTCTTTTGTGAATGAGCAGGAAGCTTTCCTTGCCCTTCTTGCTGATCGAATACTCGATGTACTCAATTTTTGCCATGGATTCCAGCGCCATCTTAATCATGCGAGTCTGCTCAGGCACAGATGACGTTAGCAAAAGGCGCTCCCTGATGCGGCTGAAAGCGATAGGAGCAGGATTATCCGGCAGGCTGGCGATGTAGGTATACAGCGTTTGCGCCACTTCCTTCCCTTTCAGGAGATGATAGGGGTGCTTCCTTAACAGAATGGTGTAGTCGGCCTGGTATATCTCCCAAAGGCGCTCATCGGCCTGCAAAAGCACTACATCTTCCTTTGGCTCAAGTTCAGCCAGTTTCAGCAGATGCGTGAAAAACCTTTTTCCATCTTCGCGACGATGAAACTGAACAACCTTTGTACCAATTTTGGCAAGAGAGTCGAAGATCCGTTTGCGCGAGCGTGCATTGCACTGGCGGGAGTCCACGCCACACAATTTGGCGAACTCAGTGAACGGGAGGCTTATTGTGTTGCTGCTGATCCCATGCATACTGAACGCGGCGATGATACCCATCCACACGCTGAAATCTGTCGTAATATTAAGCCGTTCTCCTCGAATCACGATCTGGTCATAACCTTCCTTCCGTGAAAACTCCAGGCTCGAAAAGGCTGAGGACACATCGACTTCCTGCTTTTCACCCTTCGCGACTGAGCGGGTTCCCGGAACAAAAATGCCCAGCCGAAGAAGCACAGCAGGCTGAACCGTCGAATTCGAGGTAACTGTCAGCTGCTTGGCAACTTCTTCCGGGTTTTTTAGCGCGTCAGCGATAAAAATTGCATCAATTTCAGAGTTGTTCATAACGCTCAATCCTTGGCCTGGTCCTCAGTTTATAACTGAAGATGTTAATTTATGATTTTCTCTTTAAATACATATAGATATGAGCGTTACACACAGAGTGGGGATAACCGTGAAGGCTACATGATGTGACACACGCTTTAGCATGTTATGACACATATTTTTCATGCTGTCACACATATTCTGCATGCCATGACACATGTTTTGCATGTTATGACACATGGCAACCCCCGTTTAAGCGAGACGCGGCGCGGCCTGGACGAGCCTGGGGATCTGTTTTGGATCTGTTTGGGATCTGTGTGGGATCACTTTATAGGATCTAGGGTGTGGATAAGTGGATATGTGCCTTCATCAGCATCAGTGGAAAAGCATATAGGCCCCAAACGGATGCCTATATGCCTGAGGAAACAGAGATTAATTCACGATACCAAAATCAGCAGCATCCTGCTCCTCATCGTCAAACCTTTTAGCCTGAGCGCGCCACGCCTCCGGCCATGCGACCTGGTAACCCATAAACTCCAGAGTTCTGAGCAATGTTAAACTGGTGCAGTCTTCTGCATCCAGGGTGTACCCCATCGCTGCATTTGCACCGGATACTGAAACATCGTGCAGCAGATCCGTCCTTGAAATATCCCCCACCAGCCTGAATGTGTTCGGCACAGTAATCACATCTGTTTCAAACTGAATTGTGGCCGTTGCAGCGCCATACGTGATCGTAACATTCATGCGTTCTGTACCTCTGAAATTTCACCGAGTAAGAAGTCCAGGAGTTCATCATTATTGATGACCGAGTTAGCACAATAACGTTTATCCAAAATGCACTGGAAAGCCATGGAGTAGACTTCCGTTGCATCGGTACCGCTTAGGGTTTTATTACCGTAAACCCGGCCAATATAGCTCTCGCTCAGAGAGTCATTTATCGCAGCCTCATCATTTGTACCCTCAATCAGCATATAGCCCTCTTTCGGCCCCATGCGTTTACGCAGGAAGGCTTTGGCTTTCTCCAGCCGATCTGGATTGGAAAATTCAAAATGGTGCCCGACTTCATGCCATAAAACCGATAGGTCATTGGTGCTTGCCAGCACCACCTCGCCAGTTGATACAGAGGCATATGCCCGGGCATTTTTTTTAAATGATATCTTCCGTAACGATTTCAGATTGCCATTGGTCAACCGGTAAATTTTTTTCAGCTCTCCCTGGATGGATCCTTTCCCCCAGCGCGCGTCAAAATCTCTGATCGCACTTTTGCTGATATCTATCGTTTTAAGCCATTCATCAGCCTGGGCATCACTAATTTGTGAACGCTCTATAACGCCATCAATATGAGCTTTGAAGGCCCCACTAATATCGTCTCTGGCTACCTGATAATTTGCATAAAAGTCAGTAATACGCTGCGCTACAGCTGGGTTGATTCGGGAAATTCGCTCAATGGTTGCCTGGGTGGACGCATATTCCATCGAGCGTAGCAAATGGCTTAAAGGGCTGTAGCGTGCGCCAAATACTTTATCTTTGGCTGGATCATAATTAGTCATTCCCTTCAGGGCTGGTGACCAGTCCAGAGCATTACGGATCTCCGACTGGTCTAGAGCACCTTGCATCATCGCGGAAAGCTCTTGTGCCTCTGTACGGATAGCATCGCGAGCTGCGCGCGCACGCTCAATGATTGCCAGTTTCTCAAGTTCGGCACGACCGGCAGCACTGTTTTCGACCATCCGTTTATCTGCATCCTCTGCGGACAAAGCCTTCGAACCAAACTGCTTCGAATAAATCATCACCATGTTATGCACTTCGCCGGGGCGCTTCCCGCTCATTTCCGCAGGTATGAGCTGCCGCAACACACCGAGGTAGGTCATGTCGAAAGTTCGACCGCGCCCGCAGTATTTAGTCATTAACGAAGTCATCTGGCGAGCAAGGTCAGGCCGCTCATCTTCCGCTGCAGCAGCAAATTGCTTTAGCAGGCCGCCGAGCTGCCACAACTCACCGTTGGAGAAGCGCATGCGCCAGTCTGATGCTTTCGTCTGGTAAGTATTTATGCCCAGGATCTCGTAAAAATCCCGGCGACTCTGATGGTCGAGTTTTGCTATGACATCGTCTGGCCCTGATCCCAGCAATCTTTTTACCAGCCCCTGGTATGACGTCAGCGCGGCAGTATTTTCAGGGGTGGTTCTTTTCAGCGTGTCAGTGGCATTTTTAATCGTAACACCGAGACGGTAGGCAAAACCGTCTCGTTCTGGGGCTCCAGCGAGCGCCAGAGCTTGCAGAAGGCTTATAACCTGTTCCAGGTTGCTGCAGCTATTGAGCAGCTGAGAGGCGTTTTTAAGCGCCTTCTTGTCGATCGGCAGATTGCCGGGCATAACCTTTTCGAAAAACGGCTTATCGGGCACGCTGTTTTGGGTATTTGAATCTTTCGCAAACTGGGCACGATCAACATCAGTGAGACGAATACGCACCAGCACCGGTTTACCCAACTCAGCAACAGCATCCGCCTGCAGCCCATACGCACTGGCATTGGACAGAAGCCAGTTGCGGTACTCTTCAGCCTGATCGCTTGCGTACGCGCGCCAGAGCCCCAGCGTGCGGCCATTCCCGGATTCCACAATCCGGTCCGACCCGACTATCGGTGCGCCGTTTGCGCTGGTTTCTGATTCAGCCATACCCTCTGGCTGGAGATTGTGTGCAATACGATTAACCTGCAGCTTGCTTTCCAGTGAGGTGCGATCGCGCGGCTGTAACTCCTGCGGATAATCTCCGTTTATGCTGCCATCGAGCCGGTTTGAAATGACCAGATCCTCTACTTCCGCGACAGCATAAGAGACATCAACATGCTGGCCGGCAAGGGTACTGATCGTGGTTGTATGCCCGACATAGGGGAAGTTATCAAAGACTGACATCCGTAACCTCCTATGCCGCCAGCCCGGCACTGGCGACCCAGTTTGCCGAGTGGATTTTCACCTGATCGAATGTCACCTGAGTACCGACAAACTGCTCAAGTTTGTAGAGCGTGAGGAGAAAATCGTCCAGGGGTTGATTAACGAATTTATCGGCCAGAAAGTCAGTCACCAAATCAGGGATCATCACCGGCACTGGCGTCACATCTGTCGGTGCCGCGCTGCCGTAACCGAGCCGTGTCATAACGTCGTCGATCTGGTCATTGATATCGAGTAAGTCCAGGCCCTTTGCGCTACTCGCTTTCACCATGAGTTCATCAAGCTGGTCCAAAAGGTCCAGGCGTTCAATAGCCGTCAGAGTCATGCTGCTACCCCCGCGGCGCCAGCGCGCTGGATTTCCACCAGCAGATCAGATAGCCGCTGTGCCGCCTGATTTACGAGCTCTTCATTCTCATCAAATCGCCCTGCTGCCTGCAGTGTGGCGATAGCTTCACGAACATGGCCACGCGCCGCCCGGATCTCCTGCATGTCGCTGGAGGCCATCACAACTACCGACTTCAGATACTCGATCGCCTGGTTTGCCATTTTATCCGCCTCGCTCTCTCCGCCTGGTGGGTTTTCTTCTTCTGGTGGCTGAACCATTGCCTGTAATGCCCCGACTACGTCAGCCAGGAACGTGGCTTTCATCTCTCCCAGCGGATAGGCCACATTCGGCAGGCTGTTTCTGAACTTAATGCGTACCGTTTTTTCAAACGTGTCAGGATCTTCTGCGGCCATCTCAATGTATTGCTGCGCATAAGTGCCCAGGGCGTCAGCCGCAAAGTTTTTGGCCAGCTGCGGGTATTCCTCCACTCGAGGCAGATAAAGCAGCTCAAACTGAGAAATTTGCTCGTCACTTAAGGCGGTGTCATAAGTAATAATTCCGTGGCGGGCATACTCATAATACGGATCGCTTTCTGGAGGGCGTGGCAGCAATCCAGCCTGGCCTGGCGGCACGGCGCCGATACCGGCGGGACGGTTACGTAGCGCGTAACGGAATTTCCCGGCATTGGCAGTATCGGTATCAGCAGCTGGTGGCGGAGTCACAACATCAGACGCCCCGGCATCTCCGTCTGGTTTCACCAGCGCCATGGCACCAGCCTTTGTGAGCACTTCGTTATCTTTGACGAAAACGTAAATACCCTGTAGCCCCGAAATGCGGAAATACGTGAACGAGTAACCGGCATCGCGCGCTGCCTGATATTGCGCATATAATTTTTTGGCAGCCTCCCCGGGCGCTGCGCCGTTGATGGAGATTTTGGCAGATGCTTTGATGTCGAATTCATTCGATTGCGTGTACCAGATAGCGTTAGCACCGCTTACGGAGGCTTTTTTTAATGTTGGCCACATTGCGCCGGTCTGTATGTCCGACAGCTGTACTGTAGCTGCTGGGCCTTCTGCGCTGCTATTATCGCCAACGTTCCCGCCGCCATTTCCGCCTGAGCGTGTTTTTATTTGTTCACTCATTTCCGCAATACGGGTACGAAGTTCCGCGTTGTAGTCCTGCTGATGCTCAATATCCACCTGCAGGCTGTTAAGGCTGATCTCCAGGTTGGTCGCCTGCCCTTTCCCTTCCCCGAGAGAACTTTGTAGCGCCAGCTCCTGCTCATTCTCTGCCTCAAACTGCTGCTGGGCCTCAGCGAGATCGGCTTTCATGCGCTGCTGACGTTTCTGGTTCCGCTGGAATTTTTGCGTGTTGCGCTCGATGATGTTCGACAACGTCATCGTGACCTGTGCCAATGACATATCGCGCCCGCCCATGGGCGCGACAACGTGAGTGACGTCCTTTTTATTTAACAAAAACTGGAACGCGACCAGGACATCACCGGGGAGTATTTTGTCTTGATCCCCGGATGGGCTATGGAACATTACGGTAACCACTTGCCCGTCACTAAGAGAGATCATCGCAGGCATAACAGCAAAGCCGGCAACACGACGAACCCGCCCGATACTGGCCCCGCCTAACGTTTTCGTACCGTCATCTGCGCTGCCAGCAGTGTCATCTCCAGCGGTGATGCCGGTACCGCCCATTTTCTGATTGAGCGCCCGTATAAACGCGCGCATGGTTTGCGCGATGCGATTACGTGTTGTCGAGATGGCTTCAAGCAGCGCTTCACTTTCATCAGACGAATAACTGCCAAAGCTGGATTTTTCCAGATCCTGAATAGTGATCTTTTCCAGAATGCTATTACTCTCCAGCAACGCTTCGACAGTATCGGGAGTAAGCTGCCGCGGTGAATGATCGTGGAAATTAACTATGCGAATAGCGCAATCACGATTAATAAGCTCACTATTAAACATTAAGCGTTTTCTCCAGTTCTTTTAATTGCATCTCAAGCTGCGTGCCCGTTGATTTCTCCTGAGCTAATTCCGTTTTAGCTTGCTCTATTCGTGCTGATAATTTGTCTTTTTGCGAAGACACGCCTTTAATTTGCTCTTCAAGAGCTATGTTTGACGTTTTTTTATCTGCTAACTGGCCTTTCACTTCCTGTATTTGCTGTGCAGTTGATTTAACAGAAGCTTTTTTATTGAGGTCAGCACTGATGGCTCTTTTGGCTTTAGCCGCCAAAGCATCGGTGAATTTTTTGGAGTTCCGGGCTGCGGCGGTGCCAGCTGAACGGGCTACATCAGCAATGCTCTCACCAATGTGTACCGGAATGACTTTCCCGTTTAGCTTCACCATTGAAATATCGCCGGTATCGTTGATCTGGAAAAGTAACTCCTGCCCATCCTGAAGCGTGATTGTTGCCTGCTTTACCTGAATCGAATCTTTCCGCGTTGCCTTATTGCTGGCAGAGGTTTGAATTACGGTAACGTTATTTCGGTTTAACGCATCAATAAGGGGCTTAAGCCCTTTCTCCGTTATTTGAGAGAAATCAAGGGAGGCATAACTTTTCCCATTTCTAGAAACTAAAGACATATTACCCCTCAAGGCTATCAATAGTACAAATACGGCTTTCCACATACTCCATCGGGAATATCCGGTATAAGGGATTCCATAGAGAGTCTCCATGAACTACCCGAACCGTCATGATCCACTTGCCAGGTGAGTGAATTTTTTGGCGTGATATATAAAGATATTCGCTGTTCACCCCCCTCATTCCCCGCTCAAGTGGGCGACTGCGACCTGTAATGACAGTTGTGGGGTTTTTTACGTCCCGAAAGTCATACGATACCTGAGCCCCGCGAAAGCGTTTTCTCGTAGGACGAAATGAAAATGGGATCCTGACGGCTTGTGAAGTAAACTCCAGCTCTCCGAGCAGCAGGTCTGTAACGGCTGTCCGGCGAATAACGAACCTGTCAATTACTGCGGCAATGCTCAATGCTGCAACGACATACTCGATCATTTTTCCGTACCCTTTTTAGTCAGTATTTTGGAAATGACCTGCACAATGGTGTCCATATTGAGGCGTTTAATTGTGCTGATCATCTCCTGCCCGTTGTTACTTGCCAGCAGCACTGACAAGTAGATCAGTGGCTTATCAAGCTGCCGGATCTGGCCTATGTAGAACGCAATGAGGCCAGCAATTACCGCGATGATGATTTCTGTCATGAAGTCGAGCAGCAGGCCCTTAAAACTCGAGCCTGTCAGCCTCCCCTCTCGCCGTCCGTGCAGAAATGCGCCTATTCCGCTTAGCACCGACAACAACAGAACGACGGCAACATGTGACAATTCCGCATCTATTGGGAACATCACGCACACCCCCCTTTATGGCCATTGCCGTGATGGTCGTAGAGTATCGAATGTGCGGTAGGTGTTTTTATATGAAAATTAAAGATTCGTGTTTGTTGCTGGTGGGTGCATGCATTTCGCATTGAACAAGTTTCGTTTGGCAGGGCTTAGGATGAAAGGCCTACTAATTACAGCCGTTTACATGATGAATGAATAGCTGATAGGTATGAATTAAAAGCCATGGACATACCCATGGCTTCAGAGATTATGTGGCCGATTCTACCGGTGCTTTAGGCCATTCGTCGGCCTGAATAGTGGAAGGGTCGATTTTCGTTAGAGCATATCGATACTTCTGCCATTCCATCAGCCAGGGTTTATCTTTCTCGTCAATATAACCGCCGTCTAATGCATCTTTCAGGGGGGCTATTACCGAATCCGCCTCTTTGCGCAAGGCTGTTGCTTTTGCAATTGCCGCCGCTTTTGTCTGCTCAGGCGTGGGTGGTGGAATGTCCTCCCAACAGGGCATTCCGTTAGCCCCTGCGGCACGTTGCTTACCAGGGGGAGGATTTCCCATAAATTCGCCAGCAATTTCAATGCTCACCTCCAACCCGTCGAAAGGCCATGTTCCAGCCTGCTCATAAGAATCTCTTAAAGAGTTTGGGAAAAATGCATTCTCATTTGCGCTATAAACATATTCACTCATATTAGCTCCCGAAAGAAATCCACTGACCGCCCTCATCAGCGACATTGACATGTGCAGTGAAGCCGATCGGTTGTTGTTCGGTCGCGCCCCACGTATTCCCGCCACCCCATCCCGCATCAGATACAATTACCTGATCCACCTTTGTTGGGTATCTGATTGGGAAGTTGACTGTTTTGGTTGTTGCACCAGTGAAATCTATTGTTCCGTACTGGATCAGTAGATCGCCTAGCTTGTACCAACCTGGACCTGAAAGAATGTTCAAATCCGCGCGTACCAGCGCTGCGCTACTGCGTGAAAGTAAGGTCCTAGCAAAAGCCGTAAAGTCGGCCAACACCAATAGATCCTTACCGACGAAATAAGGCAACTTATTGGCAGCTCCAACAAGCCCTGAGAAAGACGTTAATGCCGCATGAATAGGCTGCTTACCCGCTAACGCATTAGTGACTGTTGTTGCGAAATTAGGGTCATTGCCCAGCGCCGTTGCCAGCTCGTTCAGGGTATCCAGGGTTCCCGGTGCGGAATCCACCAGAGCTGCCAGCGCCGCCTTCACAAATGCTGTGGTGGCGATCTGGGTGTTGTTGGCCGTCTGCGCTGCGGTCGGTGCGGTTGGCGTGCCGGTGAGCGCCGGGCTGGCCAGCGGGGCCTTGAGGTTCAGGGCGGTGTTGATCGTGGTGTTAAGCGCGGCGATCGCGGCCTGCACGAATGCCGTGGTAGCGATCTGCGTGTTATTGACGGTCTGCGCAACGGTCGGCGCGGTCGGCGTGCCGGTGAGCGCCGGACTGGCCAGCGGGGCTTTAAGCGCCAGCAGGTTGGTCATGGTAGTGGCAAAGTTAGGATCGTTACCCAGCGCCGTTGCCAGTTCGTTCAGGGTATCCAGGGTTCCCGGTGCGGAATCCACCAGGGCTGCCAGCGCCGCCTTCACGAATGCCGTGGTAGCGATCTGGGTGTTGTTGGCCGTCTGCGCTGCGGTCGGCGCGGTCGGCGTGCCGGTCAGGGCCGGGCTGGCCAGCGGCGCCTTGAGGTTCAGGGCGGTGTTGATCGTGGTGTTCAGGGCTGTGATCGCAGCCTGCACGAACGCCGTGGTGGACAGCTGCGTGGTGTTAGTGCCCGCCGCTGCGGTCGGCCCTGTTGGCGTACCGGTGAGCGCCGGG